CGGGGTCCACCTCCGGGCTCACGCGTCGGCGAGCTCGGTCCTCCCTTCTCTCCGCCCTCTCCGCGGGGAAGGCTCCGCACCCGAGGCACCTGCCGCACCGGTCGCAGTAGAGCCCCTTCTTGCAGCTCGGGCAGGCTGCGAGCGTCCCGCGCTCCTCGTCGAGGAGTCCCGGCTCCGCTGCGCACACTGGGCAGGCGACGCCTGCAACTGGTTCACGATCCGCCACGACTCGCGCTCCTCTCTGCTCGGCGTGTAGGACTGGGCCTCGTCGCGCGAGAACGCCATCTCGCCGACCCCCTGGACGTGGACGTTCACGACGTCCTCCACCGCGCGCCCCGGGCCGTGCTGGCCCGCGAACGCGCCCTCTGTGACGCGGTACCACGCGTCGGTAGCCGGTGCGGGCGACGAGCCCGGCGGCGTGCTATTGTTCGAGACCATGCGGCCTCCCTTCGTTACTCGGCGGGCTCCTCGGTCCGCCTGTGTTGGTTGCTCGCCCTCCTGGCGGTGACGCCCTCGGCTCCGTGCCTCGGGCCCTGCTCGCGCCTGGTGCCGTCCCGACCGAGCAGGGCCCTCTGGCCTCAGCCCGTCAGGCGGTCCGTGACGCCTAGGTCGTAGTTCCCCCCGTCGCTCCAGCCCTGGCTCTTCGCGCTCGACTGCCGCTGTCCCGCGCCGACCCGCTTCGTGCCGTTGATCCCGAGCTTGTCCGCGGCGTAGCGGCGCAGCAGCGTGTCCTTCGCGAGGATGATCGCGGTCCCGGCCGTGCGCTGGCCGACCTGGTCCTTGTACGCCCGGGCGCGGTGCTGGATGCGCGCCGCGAAGCCCTCGCAGTAGTGGCGGTGCTGGGTCGTCCAGCCCTTGCCGTACCGGACCCGCGCGAGCACGCGCAGCGACGCGCGCAGCTCCATGAAGAACTCCTTGCAGACCGCGACGTCGGTCGGCAGCCCGTAGAAGTGCGTCTCCTCCTTGCCCTGGAACACGCCGGGGACGGTCCTGGTCTTGCGCCAGTAGACCCCGCAGTCGCAGACGTACCCGGCGCACGCGGCGACGGAGTACTCCCAGCGGTAGAACTCGCGCGCGGCCTCCGCGGCGACCTCGTCGCGGATCGAGTCGTAGGCCGTCTGCCGCGCCGAGTCGTCGTCGCTGGCCAGGGCCTCGTGCTCCTCCACGTTGTGCTCGTCCATCAGGCGGCGGGCGGACGCCATGTAGCTCTCCACCTCGGCCTCGCTGGCCGCGCCGTCGTTGGCGAACTTCACCAGCTTCCTGATCCTGCGCAGGATGCGCTCCTTGGAGTCGTCGCTCGTGGGTGCCATGCGTGTGTCCTTTCGTCGGGTGCTGTCTACTTTCGTCGGGGCTCGTCCTGGCCTCATCAGAGCGCGTCGTACGCGCTGACGGCGGCGGGAGGCTGCAAGGGTCCCGCCGCCGTTTCGGCCTACTCGCTGCTACCGAAGGCGTGGCTCAGGCTCTCCAGCGCGTTGAGCAGCTGGTGGGACTCCGACCACTTGTTCTCCTGGATCGCGGAGACCAGGAGCTTGCGGACGTCCTCACGGACTCCGGCGACCCGCGTGGTCAGTCGGTCCCCGGACGGTGGTGCGCCCCCGACCCCGCTGCCGCCCCGGACGGCCCGCTCGAACGACGACGCGACCCCTGGCTGGGCGGCGGCGCGCTGGCGGGCGAGGACCTCGCGGGCCTTGGCGAGCCCGTCGAGCCGCCGCTGGTTGGACTGTGACACCTTGCGCATGGTACTGTCTCCTTTCGAGATGTGAGGTCGGTCTGGCCTCGTCAGCGGGCGAGTCACGCCCGGACCGCGGTCGCCCGCGGTTTCGGCCTCAGACGTCGGTGGTCTCGGTCTGCACGCGGTTGAAGAGCTGCTGCGCAGCGTGGCGCACCTCGGGGTGGCTGTCCGCGCCCCACGCCATGAGGGCGAGGGACGCGAGGATCGTGTCGACGTCGGCGGCGGTCACGTTGGGGAGGCTGCGGTTCCGGTCGAGGAGGCGGGTGAGGGCGGTCCGCAGCGAGGCGGCCTCGATCTGCTCGGTGGGCGTAGGGCGTATGCCGCGCATCGCGAGCCGCTTCTCTAGGCCCTCGAGATCCGCGAGGCGGGCCTTGGCCTGCTCGACGGTGAGGGTCGTGCGGCCGAAGCGCACCATCGGCTCGGCGGTCGGGAGGGTGGTCGTCGGGATGGCGTTGTTCGTGGTCATGTGCATGTGTCCTTTCGTTCGCGGCTACTGGCCTCGTCAGCGCGTGACTCACACGCGGACCGCCGTCTCGGCGGTTTCGGCCTTCAGAGCGCGTCGGTCAGACCGTACCCGTGGGCCCAGAGGCCGCGGAGGTACTCGAGGGCCATCAGTCCCGCGAAGGCGGCGGCCAGCCCAGCGGCGAGCAGCGCGACGACCCACACAGGTACGGTGCGCGGGGGCGTGCGGTAGTCGAGGGTCCTCATGGCGGTCTCCTTTGGGTTAGGGTTCTCAGGCGTACTCGACGCGGTTTCGACCTCAGTCAATCATGTACAATTCGACGTGGTTCCACGGTTGGAAGGCGAGGTCACACTTCTCAAGCACGCGGATCGTCTTACGTTCGATCGGCTGGCCGAGTTGATTCTTAGCACCTAGCTCGTCGTCCATCGCGACGAACACCTTGTTCTCCTCGCCGGGGTTCTGCCACTCCGACTTGAACCACACTTGTTGTCCCTTCACGATCGGTCTTGCGGTCTTAGCCATGCTTGTTTCCTTTCGAATCAATCAACTGAGATGTAGTATGACGACCTCTCGGCCCTTCGTACACGACTAAATGCGCTCCACCGCGCGTTTTGTTTCTGGTTCTGACCCAGGCCCTTGCCCCGCAAGGACTTACGTCACGCGACAATTTTCGTTTTATCCGGCATGAAGCGTCCGCAGGCCGCGGTGCCCCGCTCGATCTTGACCTTGTTCCGCTTGGTGTCGGCCCACGTCCGGTCGCTCCACGCCGCGCTGCTGCGGATGGGGACGCGGAAGCGGAACTCCGTGTCCTCGAGCACCGCGACCAGCGCGTGCGCCGTCGCGGGGTCGCTCATCACCTCGGTCGGCCCGTGGAACAGCTCCTCGTCGTGGACCTGCGCGCGTATGTCGATACCTGCATGTCTTACCGCCGCGTTGTACCTCGGGGCGATCGCGATGGTGCGCTCCTTGATCGTGTCGGCGGCCGAGCCCTGGGTCGCCGAGTTGAACGCGCGCCAGGCGGCCTTCTCCGGCATGTGGCGCATCCGCCGCATCACGGTCTGCGCGAAGCCCCTCGCCTTGCAGGCCAGGTAGGCGGCCTTCGTCTCGCGCTTGAGGCCGGGGAACGTGGAGTGGTACCGCGCGTAGACCTCCTCGCCTCGCCGCTGGCAGAGCAGGTCGAAGATCGTCTTGCGGTGGGAGTTGTCGACGACGTTCGCGCCGAGCAGCTGCCGCGAGGCGTAGACCAGGTCGCTGTACTTCGCGGGGTCGCGGCGCGAGACCTCGCCGAGGAACACGCGGAAGTCGTTGTCCAGCCAGCCGCGGTCGACGCAGCGCGCGGCCACGTCGCCGAGCGAGCCGACCAGCTGCATGTTCCCCTTGAGCATCGACACGACGCGGTCCTTGCCGCCGCCGAAGCCCATGCAGAAGTTCACGTTCTTCGCGGGGTCGCGGTCGATCTCGCACATCTTGGCGACGAACGTGTGGAAGTCCGTGTCCGGGTTCTCGTTGTACGCCTGGACCGCGGCGGGGTCGTTCATGTAGTGGCAGATGATGCGGAACTCGATCTGCGAGTAGTCGGCGGAGAGGAACGCGTGGCCCTCCTCCGGGATGATCAGCTCCTTGGCCTCGAGCGAGAGCTGCTGCGAGTTGGGGTCCTTGCTGCTCAGGCGGCCGGTCCGCACGATCTGGTTGTAGGTCGGCCTCAGCACGCCGTTGACGTGCTTCCGCAGGTACGGCTTCACGAAGAAGTTAAGCAGCGTGTTCTGGTCGCGGTACCGCTGGATGAGGCGGATGATCCGCGTGAGCTTCGGGTCGGTCGCGACGAGCGGGTGGGAGAGGTAGCTCGTGATGGCGTCCGAGTCGAAGCTGGGGTTGCCGCTGTCGTCGTTCTCCTCGTCGTCCGTCCAGGCCAGGACTGGCAGGCCGTACCTGTTGACGAGCAGCTCGTAGCAGTGGCCCGGGTTGGACGGCACCACCGCCATGCCCGTCTCGCGGTGCAGCTCCTCCTCCAGGGCGGCCAGCTCCACCATGATGCTGAGCTGCTTGATCTCGAGGGTGGTCGGGTCGACCCGCAGGCCGACGCGCTCCATGTCCCACAGCACCGGGGTCAGGAGGTTCTCCACCTCCCAGATGCGGGCGATCGTCTCGGGCCTGCGCCGCACCAGGGCGCGGTGCACGAGCCGGCTGGAGATCACGTCCTCGCACCCGTACTCCCCCATCCGGTCGCTCGGGACCAGGGAGTAGTCCTTGCACTTCTTGTTGCCGCGCTTGAACTGCTCGAGGTAGACCGTGATGGCCTGCTCCTTGTCCCGGATGTCGCGCTCGCAGATGTCCCGCGCGAGCACGTCCAGGCCGTAGCCGCCCTTCATCAGGCGGTCGGAGTCGATCATCTTCGCCTCGACCTGGACGTCGGTCAGGCGGCCGGTGAACAGCGCGCCGTCGACCGCCGCGAAGTGGGCGTCGAACTTCACGTTGGGGTTGACCCAGTTCTTGCAGCTGCCGACCACGTCGCGGAGGTACGCGAGCCCGGCCTCCAGCGGCACGTTGGCCCCGGACTGGTGGCGGATCGGCACGTAGAAGGACCTAGGCTCGTCGTCCCAGGTCAGGGCGAAGCCGCAGATGCGGTCGCCCGCGTAGGGGCGGTTCCCCCAGCGGTGCGGGTCGCCGTCCCCGGGCATGGTCTCGACGTCGAGGAAGAGCTCCCTCGCGCCGCGCGCGGCCTCGGGCAGATCGGCCGCCGTCGCGGCCATCAGTCCGCCGTTCTTGAACGTCAGCATCCCTTGTCTCCTTTCGCGACCAGCAGCATCGTGTGGAAGCGCACGCCGGCCATGGTCCTCTCGTCGAACATGTCGTCCACCTGGTACTGCAGGACGTCGGCGGCGTTGAGCACGACCAGGCCCTCGCCGTTCTTCGAGAAGTCCCGCCACAGCACGACCTTGATCAGGCCGCTGTTGACGATCACCCCGGCGCAGTGCCTGCAAGGGGCGGCCGTGACGTACATGATGTTGGCCGGGCCGGGCCGCATCCGCACCAGGGCGTTGACCTCGGCGTGGACGCACCCGCACCGGTCGAACTGGTCCTGCTCCTCGCGTCCGGGGCACGACCCGTTGCTCGCACCGACCGGCGGCCCGTTGTAGCCGACCGCGCCGACCCCGCGGAACCACGGGTCGAAGGTCACGCACGCCACCTGCCGCTTCTTGCAGGTCGACAGCTCCGCGAGGCTATCGCAGAACTGGACGAACCGCTTCAACTTCTCTCTGGACCGTTCCATAGAAGTCTCCCGTGTGTGTGAATATGTACGCGAGCCTGCTCGACCACGCCATGAGTATGTCGTCCATAACGTCCTCGCGCAGGGAGAGGAACGAGTCCTCCCTGCACGCGTCCAGCCGGAAGTGGAAGTCGACCCGCGCCTCGGGGTGCCGCTCCTGCAGGTTCTCGTACAGGCGGTTGACCTGGACCACCTGCTCGACGTCGTACATCTCCTGCTTGTCGCCCTTGCGCGACCACTGCCAGCGGAGGAACTCCTCGCTCGCCGTCAGCAGCACCGTGTAGGAGCCGGCCAGCATCAGGTGCGCCTCGAGCAGCCGGACCATGTTCTCCGTGAACGGGTCCGCGCCGCCCGGCCGCACCAGGGCGTAGCACATCTCCGACAGGTGGAAGCGGTCGCAGACGGTGTGGCGCGTGACGTAGGGCAGGTAGGAGCGCGGGAAGTGCCAGCACGACGGCGGCCGGCTGAAGTGGTGGTAGATCACGGGGAAGGCCGAGTACCGCTTGTGGTTCTCGTGGAACCGCTTGAGCAGTGCCCGGCAGAGCGTCGTCTTGCCGACGCCGTCGGGTCCCTCAACGATCAGCAAGGTGCACCCCCTTCAGCAGGGGCGAGGCGAGCGCGGACATGGCCCACTCGCGGATGCCCTCGAGCGGTCCGTCCGGGGACTGGGCCACGTAGTGCGACGCGAGCAGCACGACCGAGTCGCGGACCAGGTCGCCGACGTCGGCGGTCGCGCCCATCCCGAGCATCCAGTCCTGGACCTGCGCCCAGGACCACTGGCCGGTGCGGAGGCTTGCCTCCGCCTCCAGCGCGCGGGCGACGGCGGAGCCGAGGCTGCAAGATCGATCGAGCGCGTAGTCGTGCGTCAGCAGGTAGTCGTGCGTCAGCAGCGTGCGCGGAATGGACACGAGCCGGTCGTGCTCGTCGATGGCCTGGACCATGCGGTCGCGGAACCGGTCGTACACGTGCATGGACCCGACGTTGTGCTGGTACGTCCCCACGCCGGCCCCGAGCTCCTGGGCCAGGAGGTGCTGGATCGAGGTCGCCATGTACACGTCGCAGGGGAAGCCGAGCCACAGGTCGTTGCTGCGCTGGGAGACCGTCATGTGGAGCCGCCCGTCGCGGAGCAGGAGCTGGAAGCCTATCTGGCACGGCAGGTCGTTCATCCCGCCGGCCACGGCGTGGACCAGGTCCGTCGCCTCCCACGTCGTGACCACCGCCTGGCGGCTGAGCGGCTTGTCCTTGAGCAGCCGGACCGCGAGGTTGAGCTGGTCGCTCGGCCACGTCATGCGGCGGCCCAGCTCGGCGAGCGAGAGGCGGACCGACCGGTTCTGCATCCAGCGGTGGCCGTACGCCCCGTAGGCGACCTGCTCCGCGTGGATCACGTTCGTGAACCGGTTGTAGTGCGGCGCGAGCGGGAGGAGCATCTCCACCGTCCGCCGCCCGGAGAGGTACCACAGCAGCTCGGCCGAGCAGTACGTAGCGTTGAAGCGGCGGACGCGGTTGGTCACCACGTTCCGCCCGGGGTCCGTCAGCGTGAGGCACACGTTGAGGAGCTCCTTGCAGTCCCCGTCGCGGCTCTCGATCTGGCGGCCCCACTTGAGCACGTCCCGCGCCGTCTCGACCCAGAGGTCGTCGACGCACGCGGCGACGTGCGAGGCCGAGGCCTGGTGCATGTGGCCTCCTAGTTGCACCGATGTCGTCGTCATTCCCTTGCTTCCCTTCTTGTTAGGTGTCTGTTCGGTAAAGTGGCCCAGGCGCGCGTTTTCGGGCGCGGCCTGGGCCAGAAGTCACTTGGTCGGTCCGGGCTCCGCCACGGAGCCCGGTTCTCTCCTGGGCTCGATCTGGTGGGGGTGGGTCACTGGGGTCCGGCAGGTGCAGACCTCGGTCCCGATCGGCACGTCCCCGAGGTGGGCCAGGTCCTTGATCACGCGCTCGCAGCGGAGGCAGCGCATGGCCACGGTCATGGACGCGGCCGCGTCGGCGTTGCGCTCCACCTCCGTCGCCTCGAGCAGGGTCCGGGCGCGGTACTCGCGTAGCACGCGCTCGAGGTCGGGCGGCACGTAGTTCGGCCCCTTGTCGCGGATGCGCACGTCGCCGTCCGTCTGGACCGTCTTGCACATCCGCCCCTTGCCCGTGTTCTGCCGGGACTTGGTCATGTTCGACGCGTGGACCTCCTCGAAGCCCTCGGCCAGCGGGAGGTCGTACGCCACCGCGGTGCCGACCAGTACGTAGAGCAGGTCGACCAGGCCGTCGAACAGCAGACGCTCGTCGCGCGCGGCCAGGGCCTGCAAGGACTCTCCCAGCTCCTCGAGCATCAGGTGCGTCCGCAGCACGCGGTCGTCGAACGTGCCGGGCACGTGGCACCCGGACTCCATGGTCTCCGCCTGCGTGGCGAGCCAGCCGGAGAGGCCCTTGATCCGGTCCGACGCCCCGCCCTCGGAGAGCGGGTCCGCGACCGGCTGGATCAGCGGCCGCCCGACGGTGAAGCCGTTCTTGGTGTGGAAGGCGCGGACCGCGTCCATCGCCCTCGTGAGTGCCAGGTTCTTGTCACGCATGTGCTGTCTCCTTTAGTACTGGTTACCCGACTCCTCGATGTAGTCGGGCCTTTCCATCTCCTTCATCTCCTTGGAGCCGCGCAGCTCCTTCAAGAGGTCGATGAAGCTTGACGTCTTCCGGTAGCTCCGCCCGTCCCGCTGGAGCGCGTGCTTGCGCACCAGGAACGAGAGGAGGTTGATCGCGTCGCCGCGGTCCCAGCCGCACCAGTCGCCGATGTCCCGCGGCTCGATCTCGTTGCGGTGGATCATCTGCTCGACGAAGTCCTTGGGGAACGGCGTCTCCAGGATCTTCCGCTTGACCAGGCCCGGGTCCACCACGGCCTCGGCCATCTTGACCGCGTCCGAGTAGTCCTTGTAGCCGAACACCGGGTCGGAGTAGGTCCGCCGCAGGAACTCGACCACGTACTCGACGTGGCACCGGCGGACGACCACCACCTCCTGGTCGTCGTCCAGGCACGAGAACGTCCGGCAGGCCAGGGCGATCGAGAGGCGGGCCAGCTTGTAGCGCATGGACCCGCGGTCCACGATCGGCACGATCTCCGTGAACTCGGCGCACATCTGGATGGCCGCGGCGAGGATCGCGTCGGAGGCGTCCGGCTCGAAGGTCACCTGCGGCTCGGTCCTGGTCCAGGCCCAGAGCACCAGCCGGCGGCAGAGCTCCGGCGTGTACGTCTTGGGCACGGCCGGCCGGTCGCGCTGGAGCCGGTTGATCTCGGTCGCGTCGACCTGCGAGCCGGCGACCAGGTAGCAGAAGTCGAAGCGGCGTATGTCCTCGAGCCCGCCGATCAGCTCGACGATGGCCTCGATCCCGAAGTTGTACCGCTTGAGCGGGCGGTCGCCGCGTGGGTTGCTGACGGCCGCGAGTCGCGTGCGGGCGTGGGCCCGCCGCTTCTCGATCTTCGGCAGCTCCGCCACGCCGGAGGACCGCATGTCGGTCAGCTTCCCGATCACCTCGGTGGTCGCGCCCTTCAGCTCCTCGAGCGCGACGAACCGCTTGTCGTGCTGCGGTATCACGCCCCAGCTCACCATCCACCGGTTGCCCATCGGCTGGAGCCCGCCGAGCAGGCCGGCCACGGTGGCGTTCTTGCAGTCGACGCGCTCGCCCAGGCCGTAGTGCCCCATGAGTCGGATTAGGGTCTCGGACTTCCCCTGCGAGCTGTCGCCCGCGATGAGCACCTCGACCCAGCCCTTGGTCTGGCGGCCGTCGAAGTTGAACAGGAGCACCGAGTGGTAGGCGAGGTCGAAGGCCAGGTGGAGGTCCGGCCTCTGGTAGATGTTGGTCACGTTCGCGGCGAGGTCCACGTAGATGGACCCGAGACGGGCTGTCAGCGACTCGAGCGTCCACTCGTCCGGCTGGAACGCGCCGAGCGCGTCGAGCTGGTCGGCGTCCGGCTTGTACGACGCGAGCGCGTCCTCGGCCGGGGTGGCGCGGCTGGCGAGCAGCACGGCTTGCTGCGTCTCGGGGTGAGGGAAGACCCGGCCCTCGAGGTCGTAGGACGAGTTGGTCTCGAGGCCCTGGCCGACGTACATGCACGGCTGCACGACGTGGTCCGCGGCGCGGCTGCTCATCTCGAGCTGTGGCGACAGGCGCACGTCCTCGACGTTGTAGAACTCGGTCACCTTGAAGTGGACCACCTTGCAGGCCGGCATGCGCAGGCCCTCCGTGATGGACTGCTTCTGCCCCTTGCGCGTGGTCGCGATCATCTGCAACAGGGCCGGCGACTCCGCTCCGATCTCGCGGGTGACCGCGCCGTTCTCGTCGGGCTGCTGGGCGTAGATCGGGCACTGGGCGCACTGCTGCTGGTCCCGCGTGCAGGTGCAGCGGATCGACTTCGGGACGAGGTAGGGCGTGGTGTCCATCGCCGCGACGGTCGCCCTCAGGCTGATACGTCGAGAAGCGTTCCGGGAGCTGGCCGCCTGGGATAGGTGCACTCGGGTGGCCGGGGCGTCGGGCTCGGCGCGCTCGACCGGCGGCTCCCACTTCGCGGTGTCCGCGAGGAGGCGGAGGAAGTCGTCGGCCGTGCGCTTGAGCACGCCGAAGTAGTCGTTGGGGTCGCCCTTGGGGAACCGCTCCGCGTCGAGGTCGAGGACGACGTCGCCGACCCAGCCGGCGCGGGAGTTGACCTGGGCGCAGAACGACCCGGACGCCTTGCGGCCGCCGACGTCGACGTCGAAGCACGAGTAGACCCGCTTGCCCCTGAGCTTGTTGAGCGTGTCGTCCGTCCACCCCTCGCCCTCGCCGGCGGTGAGGCAGACCGAGCCGACCCCGTGGGCGTTGAGGTGCTGGGCGAGCACGAGGGCCTTGCACTCGCCGCCCGTGACCACCACCTGGTCGAAGCGCAGCTGGTCCAGCGGGTAGAGGCGAGGAGAGCCGTGGCCGCGGAGGTTGCGCATCTTCTGAGGGCCCGGCGCGCCGGGGAGGTACTGCCGCACGTTGACGACCTGGCCGGCCTGGTTGAAGACGGGGATCTGGATGCGGCCGCGGTCGAAGCCGAGCCGCCGCTCGCGGATGGTGTCGTCGCTGAGGCCTCGGTCGTAGAGCTCCTGCAGGATCGGGCACGCCCATATCGCATCGTGGTTCCTCTCGATCACGCCCATGTCCACGGTCTTGTCGGTGCTGATTCCGTACCGCTCGACCATGTCCGCCCAGACGGTGCCGCGCGTGATCACGGTCCCGCTGGCCTGGCTCAGGGCCAGGGCCACGAACGTCACTATGTCCCCGGACCGGCCGCAGCCGGCGGACTGGCACTTCCACATCCGCTTGACGACGTTGACCGCGCAGGACGGCCTCTTCTCCTGGTGCGCCGGGCAGCACACCCGGAGCTCGTCCCCGCCGGCCGGCTCGAACTGCCAGCCGATGCGCTCGAGCTCCGCGAGCACGCTGATGGCTGTGAGCTGCATCTCCATGGTCACCTTCCCTGCAACATCTTCCTTGACGACTAAATGCGGAGGGCGGGACTCGAACCCGCGACCGTCGGTGGGTGGCACCGAAGCTCTACCGCTGAGCTACCTCCGAGACCAGAACGTTGCGGGTCAGTACTGGGTGTCACCCCCGCCCGGCGTCTCGGCCGGCTCGCCGCCGAGCTCCTCGTCGGAGGTGTCGGGCTTGAAGCCCTTCTTCATGTGCTGGTCGCTCAGCTCGCCGTACACGCCCTTCAGCTGGGTGTACTCCTCCTGTGACACGAAGGGGTTGCCCTCGGGCGGGTAGACGTCGAAGCCGTACCAGTCGCCCTTGCCCGTCCCCGGGCGGTGGGTCGGCCGCGCCAGCCACCGGCGGGCGTAGATGGAGGCCTGCGACTTCTTGATCGCGGCCGCGAAGTCGTGGCCCTTCATGTACTCGCCCTTGGCGAAGGTCATGACGACCGGCTGGTCGGCGGCCACGGCCTCGACGCCGCGGAGGAGCACGACGAAGTTGAGCATCTCGATGTTCCGCACCTTCATCCCGGCCTGGGTCGGGTGGTTCTCCTCGCGGAGCGCGCGGTTGCGGCACTTCTGCACGAGCGGGTGGTTCTCGTCCAGCGTGAAGTCCAGGAACGTGGGCTCGCTGCCCTTGAGCTTGAAGTCGTTCAGCGTCGCCCAGGACGGGAAGAAGAACAGCGGCACGAACTCGAACGTCGGCCCCTGCGCCGCGGGGTTACCGCGCGCGTCGACGACGTTCAGGACGACCTGATCCAGCGTGGGCACCACGCACACGGAGCCGGTGCTGAACTTCTCACGAAACTTCGGGTCCGCGGTCTTCTGTATGATCTTCAGCCGCGGGATGATCACGTACTGCTTGAGGACGGCTATGCCCTCGACCTTCTCGTTGCGGAGGTACTCCGGCAGCGCGAGGCTGTTGGAGGTCGGGGTCACCTTCTTGATGTCTGTGGACGGTCCGGCCTTGGCCATGACGGTCTCCTTGGTTCGGTGTGCTCGGGTGGCGGGCCGGACGCGCGTCTGGCTTCTCGTCACTCGTCTTAGGTCTCTGGAGTCATTCGTGGGTCACCGGGCTGGGGCGGTCACCTCCCTTCTTGCAGCAGCTTTACCACTCGTACACGGTCGGGCTCGCGTAGAAGAATACGGCGCAGAGCATGCACGAGCACTGATAGTCATGGGTCGCGTACTCGTCCGCTTTGCGACGGCTTATCCAGGCAACCCCGTCGTTGTCTACGGTCCAGTGGATCATGGGTCACCTCTTCGTGCGGATGCGGAGGACGTGCTTGGCCTTGAGGCTGGCTGGGTCGATCCCGCGCGGCAGCGGCCGCCCGGCCTGCACCAGGCGCGTGACGTAGTCGCAGAGGCGGGGCCAGTGGATGTGGAACAGCTCGTTATCGAGGGCCTCGTCCGTCACGCCGAGGTCGTGCGCGAGGTTGCGGTAGTCCTGCGTCAGGACCTTGGGTGCCTCCTTGTCTTCGTTGGGCTCGTGCTTCTTCGGCAGCTTCGGCTGCATCGACACGTCGGGCGTGCCCACAGCGAGCTGGCCCTTGATCTTGTCGCCGAGCAGCGGGTTCGCCACCTGAGCCACCGTGTGGCTGAGGCAGACTACGTGGCCAGCGGTCTCGCTCACCTCGTCGCACTCCTTGCGGAGGTCCTCGCACAGCTCGCTCATCTGCTCGAGGGTCCAGCAGACGTCGACGATGGTGGGGTTGTCGACCGAGCCGCTGATCAGGGTCGGCCGCACCTCGCGGAGGCGGAGCAGCACGGCCGCGTGCGCCCGCTTGAACTTCTCGAGGAGGTTGACCATCGACTCGAGGGGCTCGCGGTACTGCGGCTCGCTCGGCCGGTCCGGCGCGTCCGGTCGGCTGAGCTCCTTGCGCTGGGCTGGCGTCATGTCCGACGCCCTGGCTCCTGGTCTTGCCACGTGCTGTCTCCTTTCGGGGTGGTGGTCGCGTCCGGGTCTGTCTCCCGGGCGGGGCGCTCCTGGCTTCTCAGCCGTACCCTCCGCGACCGTGTCTGGTCTACCGCGCCGCTGGGACCGCTCGGTCCACGACGTACGGGCGGCAGACGTATACGGACTCGTGCGAGCTGAACATGAGCAGGCGCACCTCGCGGTGCCGCTCGGCGATCGCGGCCAGCGCGACGGCCGTCGGCAGCAGCGCGCCGGTCATGATGAAGTAGTCGACCTTCGGGTCGTACTGCAGGTCCGCGAGGGCTGCAAGGACGTCCGCCGCGTACTCGGCCGGCTGGAAGACGCTCGCGCGCCTCGAGCCCGGGCCGAAGATTGGGACCAGCTCCCCGAACCGCTGGGCCGAGGTGACGTCGATGGTCGGGCGCGGGCTCTCTACGATGAAGACGCGTGCTGACATGTGTGCTCTCCTGTGTGCTGTCCTACTGGGCGGGCCGCGGCTGGTACCAGCCGCGGCCCTCGTCGCCTCGCTCAGTCGTCCGCCATGGGCAGGGTCTCGAGCACGCGCTTCATGATGTTCTTGACGTCCTGGATGCTCATCGCCGCCTGGATCTTCTCGTTGACGCGGTTGAAGATCTCCTCGTCGATCGAGTCCGGCACGAAGACCGTCGTGTACTGGACCGGCACCCGGGTGCCGCGGCGGTGGGCGCGGTCCTCGCTCTGCGCGCGCCCGACCATCGACCAGTTCTGCGCGAGGTAGATCACGTGGTCGCAGTTCATGCCGTGGTCGACCGGCGCGTCCGGGTTGTAGCCGCGGAGGTTGAGGCCCACGCCACCGGCGGCCGGGTTGCCGACGAAGACCTTCGTGTCCGGGTCGTTGTTGAAGTCGTGCTCGGCCTGCTCGCGCACCTTGTCGCTCGTCGACCCGTAGAACACGACGTGCTTGACCCCCTCCTTGGTCAGCCGCGCGCTGATCTGCTGGATGTCCGGGCGGAAGCAGGTCCACACCTGAAGCTTCGACTTCGGCGACGAGGTCTTGATGATCTCCATCAGGGCCTCGAGCTTCGGGTTCTCGGGGAGGAACTCAATGCGCTTCGGCGCGAGGACCTCGCCCTCGTCGTCGACGTTCGCGTCCCACGACACGAAGCCGCTGGTGATCTGCGCGAGCCGCAGCAGCTTGGTGAGGATGCAGTTGATGTTGATCTTCTTGACGTCCGGGGAGTCGAGGTCCTCGCCGATCTCGAGGGCGAGCTGCTTGCAGAGGTCCTTGTAGTACTTCGCCTGCAGCCGCGTCATGGACACCTCGAGGGTGTCGTAGTTCTTCGGCGGCAGGTCGGGCAGGGCCTTCTTCTTGCTGATCATGAACGAGAGGCGGGCGAGACGCTCCTGCAAGAAGGGGAGGTTCTTGTAGCCCATGAACTCGTCGCGGCCGGTGATCGCGTCGCGCTCGTACTTCGCGTAGAAGGAGCGGAACTTCTTCCACGACTGGAACCCGGACAGCCCCTCACCCATGAACTCGAACTGCCCGTAGAGGTCGAGCAGCGTGTTGGTGACCGGCGTCCCCGTCATGCAGGAGCGCATGCGGCAGAGGTCGCGCAGCTTGAAGAAAGTCTGCTGCCGCTTGCAGTAGGGGTTCTTCACGAAGTGCGACTCGTCGAGCACGCCGAGGTCCCAGCCGCCGTTCTCACCGACGACCTCGATGGCGTCCCACGATCGGTCGACCGCCTCGTAGGAGCAGATGACGATGGAGTAGAGGCACTCGGGGTCGGGCTGCATCGCCTCGACGAGCAGCTTGACGCGGTCGAGCTGCGTGCCCTTCAGGATGGTGACCTTGCCGGGGAGGGTGGCGAAGGCGTAGACCTCGTTGCGCCAGTTGCGGCGGACGTTCTTCGGCGCGACGATCAGCACGCGCATCATCGAGTTGGGGTCTCTCCGCCGCATCTGCGCGGCCTCGTACATGATGCGGCTGATCTGCGTCGGCGTCTTGCCCGTGCCCTGCTCCATGAACAGGCCCGAGCCGTCGAGGCCGATGGTCGTGAGGGAGCCGACGCGCTGGTACGGCGCGAGCGGCTTCTCCGAGTGGTCGAACCAGTCGTCGGGCAGCTCGGGCTCGCTGCCGTTGAGGTCGTAGATGGCGCGCTGCTGCGAGGAGATGGTCTGCTGCATGAAGCGGAGGAGGAGGAAGTCGTAGACGGTGCGGGCCTCGCCCTCGAAGACCAGCTGCGACTCGGGCCACAGCGCGTTGATGATGAGGGCGGTGATGTCGGTGGCGGCCATCTGCCACTCGCTGCCGAAGTCGTCGATCTTGACGCACTCGGGGACGCGTTGCGACCAGTGGCGGGCCGCGCCGCTGCTCATGAGCATCTCGAGCTGGCCGTCCGGCGAGTGGTGCTCGCGGTAGGCCTTGACGAGGAAAGACTTGGCCGTGTTGTTGAGGGAGATGTGGAGGCGGTCGTCGGCCTCGAGCTTGATCGGCTCGAGCACCTTGGCGGTCTCCTCGCACAGCGGCTGGAGGATGCCGCGGGCGATGGTCGCGATCTGGTTGTTGACCTCGACGGTGTTGCTCATGACCTGGTTCCTTTCGTGTACTTTCGGAGCGGGGTCCCGGGCTGGGGCCCTCTTCGTAGCTCGTCTAAGATCATAGCGTAAAACTGCGCCGTTGTAAACGGCCCGGGCGAATAATTTTCCCGGGGCCTTCCGCGCTCGACTCGCTCGACGTTTCGCTTCGCCCTCTCGACGTCGCGGCTGACGTCTCCGCGGCGGCGGGGTGCTGCAAGTGGGTTTCCACACTACGTACAGGTTTCGCCCCGCCGACCTAAGCTCCTGCCCTGCTGCGATCGCAGAGCCTCGCTCATATCGACACCCCTATATAAGGTACTTACTTCTCCGGGTTTTTGGTGGGGTAGTGGTAGAGGTATGGTATACCCAAAAGGCGTTCAGATGCGCGTTTTAGATTCGAGCGTGTTTCCAGCAGAGCGGGAGGGCGAGCGAGCGGGGCGAATCTCGTACGTAGTGTGGGCTCAGGTTGCAGACACGCGGGCCCGTACCGCGCGCCAGGTCTCGTGCAGCCGGTTGATCACGCGCTTGCGCCAGCCGCACCCGCACGGCACGCCGGTCCACGCCTCCCACTCCGCGGCCGCTCGGTCCGCGCCGACGCGCCTCGCCCACTCCTCGATGCGGTCGCCGAGCAGCGGGTCGTCGCAGTGCCGCTCGACGAGCAGCTCGATCTCCGGCTTCTCGCGCTTCGGGCGCGGGGTCCGCTTGCCGTTGACGGTCACGTGGGTTGGCCAGCAGCCCGCGGCCGTGTTGCTCGGGCAGCCGGCGCACGACTGCATCGAGCACTGGTAGCGGAACTTCTGGCAGCGCACGCCGCCGTGCCCGTCTGGCTGGTAGTGTTCGCAGGTCTTCACGAGAGCACCAGGTTGGTGAGGTTAACGGTGAACCGCCGTGGGTCGGTACCGATCACGTCGCACGTCACGGTCGAGTCGGCGTACGCCCCGGTCGGCTTGTGGGTCCGCACGTCCTTGGCCGTCACGCGGAGGCCGAAGTCGTTGAAGATGTTCCACTGCCACAGCCACTCGCACGCCTCTGTGTCCAGGAACAGGCGGCAGTCCAGGAACATGTGGCCGTCCAGGCCGGTGGTATCGCCGCTCGCCGTCTCGCCGGTCACTATGGTCGGGGACACGACGAGGTCGTCGAACCACTCGCACGCCTCCTCCGTGTCGGGGAAGTGGATCATCGGCTTTCGCGCGTGTCCGGTCAGGGTGCCGATCGGCGCGCCCGCGCATGTCGGGTCGGACGCGTCGTAGACCAGGACCTCGTAGTCGAAGTCCATGAAGTAGACCTCGTTGAACCCGTCGCGCGGCCAGAACGTCGGGTCGGCCCCGGAGGTCGGGTACTCCTCGCCCTCGCCGGAGGCCGGCGTGATGGGGCACTCGCACGGGGTGCAGCAGTCCTCCTCCGGCGGCTCGGGCCGGTCCTCCTCCTCGAGCTCCGGCGCGGAGGTGCACGTGGACGACCCGCTCTTGACCACCTTGGTGAACCTGCAAGGGTTCTCCGGGTCGACCTCCCAGTCGTGCTCCGTCATGGGCGGGTCCAGGGCCGCGGCCGCGGCGTCCGTCCGGCAGAAGCCGCTGCGGTCGGTCTCGGTGACCTCCCCCCACTCCTCGTCCTCCTCGCTGTCGCCGCAGTCGTGGGTCACCTCGTACTCGTACCAGCAGAGGCACTCGTCGCAGCAGATGGCGGACTGGGACGCGGACAGCAGGGCCGGCGGCGGCGGCGTCGCGCCCTGGGTGCACCCCGCGCCGCACGTGCAGCCGGGCTCCTTGCGTACCAGGTACTTGTTGCAGGCGGTCGGCGACCCCGTGACCCCGCACTTCCCGTTTGGTGCGTCTACCCACCCGTTTGTTATGATCCACCCGGCCAGCAGCGCGTCGGCGTCGCTCAGGCACACGGGCCCGTCGACCAGCGCGGGCTCGCTCCACGACCCGCCGCCCTCGGAGCAGACCCACCCCGTGCACCACGCGGTCCAGCACCCGCAGTCCCCGCCTCCTGTGGGGCAGCAGCATCCGTTGACAGGCATCACTCACCAGCCGAGTTGGGGACCGCGCCGAAGTAGTAGATGTACTTGTTCTCGGCCGCGTTCCAGAAGCGGTAGACCTTGTTGAAGTGGCGGCCGAGCTGCTTGAGCACGCAGGCGGAGGACTCGACGGTGCCGTCGCTGTTGATGCTCATGCCGATTATGCCCGGGTCGAGGACTGTGCCGACTGCGCGGTTGGTCAGCTCGCCGATGTTGTAGCACTCGCCCTCCCACGGCGCGTCGTCGGGGTCGAGGTACGCGATGAACGGCGGGTCGTCCGCGCCGTCGTGCAGCGTCCCGGTGAACGGTATGTCCGAGCGGCTGCTGGCCTTGAACTTGTACTTCCACTTGGACTTGTTCGCCGGCCCGGCCGGGTCCGGCGTGATCTCCGCCCAGAAGGAGTCGTCCTCCAGGATCGTGACGTACTTCCCGTTCCCGTTGCTGGTCCAATACTTGATCCTCTGGCCGGGCGCGAAGTAGACGCCGGCCAGCTCGTACGGGCAGCCGTCCACGTAAACGAGCACGTGGTTCGGGCTGCTCGAGCCCTCGTCGTCGGGGACCGGGTCGGTCTCCCACCCGGATAGCTCGTACAGCTTCGGGCGGCCGGTGGTCGTGTCGAAGTTCGGGTAGTTCGGCTCGACGACGAGGCAGGCCTTGGGGTCCCCGTCGTCGTAGTTGATGCTCTTGATGCGGCCCGTGCGGATGCCGAAGTCGGAGGACAGCGAGACCGCGTACCCGCCCGGCGTCTTCTCGACGCGGACGGGCGCGGTGCCGGTGATGTTCGTGAGCTCGATGACCTGCTCGAGCATCCACTGCAGCCACTCGGCCACGACGCGCTGGCCTGCGATGAAGGGTCCGATCTTCATGTCGTCTTGATCCCCAGGGTGCTGAAGTCGCCGAGCTCGAACTTGTAGGTGCCGTTGGTGCTGACGATCTTCTGGAACGACCCGGCCCCGGTCCCTGACGGCTTCCACTCCTTGAGGAGGTCGCGGTTCCCGACCATGAACTTGTGCGAGATCGTCCAGTCCAGCACGGTGGTGTTGCCGGCCAGGGCCACGGTCTTCCGCTGCGCGCGGCCGCCGCAGTACATCACGTAGTTGGCCGGCGCGCCCTTCCACGCCGCGTTGTTCAGCTTCCCGAGCAGCCCGCGCATGGCTGCAAGGGGGAGCGTGGCGCGGTGGTACTGGGTCACCGTGTAGGTGAGCATCGGCACGATTTTCTGGATCGGCTTGTCCACCTTGACGTTCGCGTCGTCGTGCGTGTCGCCGAACGACCAGCCGTCCTTCCCCAGGTCGACCATCTCCGCGGACAGGTCGAGGTCCTCGTCCTCCACCTCGACCGCCCCCTCGTCGGAGGACGGGGTCGCGGACGTGTACTGGACGTCGAGCTTCGCGTACTCCCACGCGTCCTCGCCGGTCGGCCGGCCTAGGGGGCTGATGCCTACGTCGGTCGCGTACATCGGCAGGCCGCTCGGGTGGAGGGCCGGCGGGATCACGGTGTACGTGCCGCCGCTCATGACCTGGAACCCGCGGAGCAGCATGAGCAGCTTGATGCGGTCGGCCCACAGGCACTTGAGGGACCGCTGGGCCTTCCCGTCGCTGCGCATCCGGCCAGAGCCGTCCGTCAGCTCGAGGTAGTTGATGCCCTTGTAGGTCAGGTAGTTCGGCATGTTACACCATCGCTCCGCCTAGGGCCGTGTTCTCGACGATCTTGTTGAGCCTATCGACCATGTCCTCGCGCTTCTTCTGCGACTCCTTGTGACGCCGCTCCGCCTCCTCCGCCTTGCCCTGCTTGGTCATGTCCTCGCCGAGCAGCTGGATGGCGAGCTGCTTCTTGAAGGTGTCCTCGAGCGAGGTGAAGTTGAGCTTGCCGTCGGAGCCCTCGCCGCGGAAGCTGGGCCCCTTGTTGGAGCTGAGCTTGTCCATCGGGTTGAACTTGTTCGGGTCGGCCTTGATGCCCTCGAACTGCTTCTTGAGCTCCTCGAACTTCTTCATGAAGTCGGCCACGCCGGTGGACTTCTTGAGGCCCTCGATCATGCCGCGCAGGTTGCCGCCCAGGGTGGGCCGGCCGACCAGCCCCTTGAGGATGCGGGCCTCCTCGTCCTGCTGCTGCTTCTTGATCTCCGCGATGCGCTTGTTCTTCGCGGAGTCGATCTTGCCCTGCTCCGCCACGACGCCCGTGCCGACCTTGGAGAACTCCTTGTCCATCTCGTCCTTGACGCGCTGCTTGCGGTCGCGGACCTCCTGTACGAAGGCGTCGCGCTGCCTGGTGTTCTCCGCGCGCAGGTCGCCCGTGTGGCTCTCCTCCCCCGAGAAGGAGGTCAGCCAGTCCTCCAGGTCCAGGACCTTCTCTATGACCCAGTGGATGGCGTTGCCGAACGCGCCCTTGATGGTCTCCTCCACGGCGAAGGCCCAGTCGAAGACCGTGTCCAGCACCAGCAGGAACGCCGTGTGCATGACGGTGGGGAACCAGTTCGCGAAGGTCTCGAAGAAGTGCTTGACGTGCTCCCAGCCGATGAGCATGTTGGCGGCGGTGGTCGTGATGATGGTGTCGACCAGGGCCCAGAGCGTCTCCCAGGACCCGAGGAACACGTCCGCGATGTCGAGCAGCCCCTGGAACCCGTCGGCGATCCGGCCGAAGACCGTGTCCCCGCTGCCCAGGAAGAGCGCGAGCCCGGTCGCGGCGAGCACGAGCCCAGCGACGAAGCCTGCAAGTGGGCCGGTCACGACCGCGATGAGCACCTTGCCCAGGCCGACCAGCACCGTCCCGACCCCGCCGGCCACGGTCATGACCGCGCCGAGCACGCTGACCAGTGCGGGCAGGACCACGAGGGCCGCGGCTACGCCGGCCGTGACGGCGGCGATCTTAATCACGAGGTCCGCCTGCGAGTCGCTCAGGCCTCGCACGAACCTGGTGCAGCGCATGATGAAGTCGGAGGCGGTCCGGAGGTAGGGCGCGAGCCGCTGGCCGAACGCCTCCGCGGCGTCGCCGACGTGGTTGCGCAGCCGCGCGAGCGCGCCGCTGAACGAGTTGGACCGCTCCTCCGCCAGTGTCAGGCCCTCGCGCGCCTTGCGCATGACGATCTGCCACCGCTCCTGGTCGTTCGCCGCGTTCTTGATCTCGGGCACGAGCCGCTGCAGCGCGCGGAAGTTCCCCTGCTGGGCCAGCGTGATGGCCTCGATGCCCTGGGCCGCGTCGCCCCCGAACAGCATCTCGCCGAGCCCGATGCCCATCCGGCCGAGCGACTGGAGGTCCTCGACCCGCGCGCCGAGCTGGACCATCCGGGCGAGCAGGTTCGCCATCTCGTCGTCGCTGACGGTGGTGACGTCCTGGATGCTGGACGCGAACCGCTCAAGGTCGCCGAAGGCCTGCTCGCTGTATTGGCCCGTGGCGATCAGGCTCGCCTTGAGCTTCCGCAGCGCGTCCTCCTGGTCGGCGTAGTTCTTGACCGCGTACGCGGCCGCGCCGCCGAGCCCGGCCAGCACGGCGAGCGAGGTCGCCCGCAGCCAGTTGAACGCGGGGCGGAGGGACTCTATCCCGGACTTGACGTCCTTGATGCCCTTGTTGAAGGACGCCCCGCGGACCGTGATGTCCACGAACAGCTCTGCGATCTGGAATCCCATGGTGCCTCGCTACGTGCGCTTCGCCGCCTCTTGCTTCTCTTGCCACTCTCGCACCATCTCCATGGCGTCCTCGGGGGAGATGGCGTCGTCGTCCTCGCCGGTCAGGATGAGGGCCAGCTGTGACAGCGTCAGTCGGTCGACCTGGTCCGGGAGTATGCCGTGCTCCCTGAAGAGGGCGCGGTATATCCCGCGGAACTCTATCGGCCGGCCTTCGTCCGCTTCGTCAGCTTCAGCTCCTGGCCGGCGTCGCCTTTTGGGGCTCCGGTGTTGAACCCCGTCACGGCGAACAGCCGCGTGGTGAGCTCCGTCAGCTTCTCGGCCCCGAGCGCGTTGGCCTCGGAGAAGATGCGCCGCGCCGTCTCGGGCGTGGTGGCCGGCTGCTTCGCCAGCATCGAGAGGTACAGCAGGTAGGTCATGCCGCTGAGCGACTGGACCGCCCGGTCGAACTCCGCGGTGCCGATGCGCCGCCGGTCGCCCAGGGCCATGGCCGAGTCGATCATCATTCGCTGCACGTGGTCCGGCTTCCCCTGGAGGACCGGGTACGTCGAGTTGAGGGCCTCGCTCCGCAGGAAGTCCTCGAGCTGCGTGAGCAGGCTGAGGTCGATCTTGGAGAGCTGGATGGTCTCCGTCACTGGCTGGCCGAGGTCCCCGCGCTTCGGGTTGCCGTCGGCGTCCAGCGGCGTGTGCTCGTAGACCCCGACTCGCGAGATGTGCTGGGTGTGGTCCGCCTGTAGTGCGTCCGTCATGTGGCTGCGCTCCTGTGCTCTGGTTGCGCGGGTGGTGGACCCAGTCGCCCGTCCGCGACTGAGCCCGCCCGCTGGTTGACTAGGCCGTGGCCGGGCGCGTGAACGTGCCCTGGTTCTTGCCGGTGACCGTGTACGTGATCACGCCGTTGACGACCGACTTGATGGAGCACTTCTCCACGATCGCCACGGGGAAGTGGAAGTTGGGCGTCGCGGTCGGCGCGCCGACGTAGAGCTTGAGGTTGGTCAGCTCGGTGCCGGGGACGAGCGCGCCGCCGGTCGCGTCGTACGGCACCTTGGTCGTCTCGACCTGGGCGTCGATCGACCAGTCGCAGCCGTCGAGGCCTGCGGTGTACTCCTTGAACCCGCCGCCCGTCGTGTTCGACGAGTCGGCCAGGTCGTTCTGGTCGTCCGCCGACCAGCCCGTGATCTTGAGGGTGGTGGGTCCCGCTCCCACCGTAGCGTTGCCGTTCTTGCCGTGCCGGAATGCCATCTTGCGTCTCCTTGGGTTGTCTCTCAGTCCTCTTCGCTGCAGTGGATCGTGAACGCCACGATCGCGAGCCACGTGAGGTCGTCTGGGTCCTGGTCGATGACCCTGCTCGTCAGTTCGACGAACTCCACCCCGTCGACCGCGGAGAGGGGCTTGTTGTGGTACGCCTTGCGCAGGGCCTTCGCCGCCGCCAGGGCCTGGGTGTCCGTCTTGCAGTGGGCCGTGAACTGCAGCTCCACGGTCAGGGGCCGGTCGCTCCCGGTGTTCTCCTGGCCCGCCGCCCCGACCATCTCGTAGGTCATGAACGGGGGCTGGGCGTTGTCGTCGGCCGAGCCGTGGAACAGGCCGTTGCGCGCGAGGGCTGCAAGGGTCTTGTCCGTGCTGGCCCTGCTGACCACGGCCTCGAGCAGCTGCGTCACGTCTTCCATCAGACTGCCTTCCCGGTGGTGATGATCCTGTTCAGCGTCGACCGCTGCTCCAGCAGCGTGCGGCGGACGAACGACCGGCGCATCCTGAACTCCAGCTCCTTGCCGTACGGCACGTTCGTGCCGACGCGGACGGTCGAGTTCTTGCCGTCCTCCTTGAGGTCCTCCTCCATGGCGATGTTCCGCCGGAGGTGGCCGCTGTCCTTGTGCGGGTACTCGCCGGGCTTCGACCGGTGGTGGTACTTGCCGCCGCGCGCCTTGGCCCGCTCGGCCAGCTTCGACGCGTCGCGCTTGATCGCTCGGCCGTGCTCCGCCTTGGCGGCCGTCACGCGCGCGGCCTTGGTCCTGCCGGAGCTGTCGTGCTTCGCTGCCATGCTACCCCTTCTTGGCCTCGGTGATCGCCTTCCCGAGCTTCGACCCCTTGGCCGACTTGGACGGCGTCGAGATGTTCTGCCGGATGGCGTTCCTCAGGTGGACGCCGGCGGCGGAGATGCGGTTGTTGGCGTGCTTCAGCACGACGCGCCTGGCCTGGTCGCCGCGCCACGTTATCTTGACGGAGTCCTCCATGGTCCTACGGCTCCAGGCCGTCCTCCTCTATGCCGCCGACGTGCGTCACGCGGACCTCCCAGTGCCGGCCCATGTTGGCCACGTTCTCGGACGTGAGCACCTGGTACTGGTCGCCATTGTAGACGAGCGACGACTTGATCGACTCCAGCCCGGGGTCGGACGTGAAGTAGAACGTGTGGGTCCCCTTGACGCGCCGCGCACCGAGGTTCACCGACCACCCGTTGGTGATCTCCTCCATGCGGGTCGGCACGTCCAGCCGCTCCAGCACGAGGGTCCTCGCCACGCCGCCGGTCGGGGTCCGCTCGCCGACCCGGCGGTAGACGTCGCACTTGATGTTCAGCAGCGCGGCCACGCTCATAGTGGGTTCCTGTAGTAGCCGAGTGCGAGCTTGACGTTGTCGGGCGGCTCGGCGCGCCCGGAGAACGACGAGCCCGACGCGGTGCGGTTCGTGTAGGAGTGCTTGCCCAGGGTCTCCGACGCCACGGAGGGGTCTCGCTTGAGCTGCAGGCACAGGTCGGCCGCCCAGAGCGCGACTCCCTCCTGGACGGCGTCGGGTATCTCGGCGAAGCCCGCGGTGTACGTCACCAGCACGTTGGCCTCCCCCTGGGGGAAGCGGCGGAACAGGGCGGTGGTCGACCGCGGGTTGATCCGTATCCGGCCCATCTGCGCGTCGCGCGCGGTCATGATCACGTCGTCCGCCACGACCAGCGCGACCTCGTCGGCCGACTCGTCGAGGGCGCGGACGGAGGTCAGGGCCGTCACGGGGAACTCGTTGAGCATCAGCTCGTTCTCGCCGTCCCCGTCGTACGCCTCGTCGGTGTACGTCGCGGAGCTGAACTGGCGGTTGCACCAGTTGCGGGCCATGTTGCTGGCGGCCGCTAGCTGGTCGGCGATGAGCTCGTCGCTGAACGCGCCATGGGCGGCCAGGAGCCGCTTGACGCGCGCGGCGTCCGCGAGCAGGGGTGTCGCTGTGTACTGTGGCATGTGCCCGTCCGTGTCAGAGGTGCAGGTGCAGGGAGCCGCGGCCTTTGGTAGACCCAACCAGCGTGGCAGCAGTCTCAATGGCGTCTACGTCTACTATGCCCTCATCCGCGTTACCGGAACCATAGCGACGCCCGGTAAGTACGCCGTTGACCGCTGGTGATGGAGCATCACCGTAGGGGAAAGCGCCGATGTCGACACCTTCGATCGATCGCTGCGTTGTGGGCGTGGGCAATCGATAATCCGATTCCCAGGTGAAGCTGGCGGCGGTGGTGGACCCGGTGTCGAATCCATTGGTGACCATCTGAGCGAGGGTGCAGTAGCCGTTCACCGAGTAGCCGCTGGCCGTGTGGACGCAAAGGTTGTTGGGGTGGGCGGCGCCGATCCAGTGATTGTTGGTGCTGACAAAGGTGTCGGTGGCAGCGGCGAGGTTGTTCACTAGCAATGATTGGGCCTTAATGATGCTGTTCTTGACGGTGACAGAGATGGTGCCGTTCCGGCTGATCGACGTGAAGGGTGCGCCGAAGGGCGCCAGGTCCAGGGAGCAATGGTCGAAAACGAAGGTGCCGTTGGCGTTGGCGGGGATGGTGTTGGCGATGACCGTCCGCGTGATGTAGTAGGTGCCGCCGTTGTTCTGCGGCGTGGAGACGTCCATGTAGCACATGTCGATGAAGCACTTGCGACCCGCGTTCAGCGTGCCGCACGATCCGAACCGCGTGCGGCGGATAACCATCGGATTGGTGACCGGGGCGTCGGGCGTCACGGACTGGCCGGGGAAGTAGCAGGCGTCGACCAGCATCGATTTGAACTGCGTCCCCGAGCCGGCGTTGTGCGAAAAGATGGCGGGCTGCGACATATTAGTTGTGCCAACCGCCGATCCGATGAGGCCGAGGTTTTTATTGGTGCGGCAGCGGCGAAAAATTACGATGCGTCCGGTGCGGGCGGCGTTGTCGTCGTAGGCGACGAACGTCGTTGCGGATCCGGCGCCAGCGGCGTAAGGGCTGCACTGCTCGGCCTGCACGTCCTCAATGATCGTGATGTCGTCGGTCGCGCCGTTGATGTTGCCGACGACGTGCTTGTCGCCGGTCTCAAAGAAGCAACGTCGCACGATCGAGCCGCCGCCGTTCATCACCATGTAGCCGTTGACGCCGGTGGTGCTGCTGCCCGCGGGGGTTCGCCACATCACGCCGTAACAGTTGGAATCTTGGAGGATGCCTCCGGACTGAATGACTATGGCGTTGGTATCGGATTGCGTGGTGCCGAAAAGCTGGGAGCGGTCGTATTCTTTTCCATCGGAGCGGGGATCGGTGCTGTCGATCGGATGAATCAGCGTGATGACGGTTGCGTCACCAGCAGACGTGGGACCGGTCCAGAACGAACCGGGGGTTGAGTCAACAGTCGCGACGGCGTCTGCTGAGTAGGTGCCGGTGACGTGCGTGAGCGCGCGTGAGTTGTCCCGTATCACGGAACAGGAGTTGTTGTTGCCTGGTTCGCGGAACGCGGAGGTTGTTTCGTAGACGTTGGTGCGGCCGGCCGTCTTCGTGAACTGATTTGCGGCGACGATGATGCTGAGCTGGTAGCAGGCTCGATCGAGGTAGCCGCCAGCCGATCCCACGATCACGTCGCTGGGGATCGTCATGACCTGGGAGAGCTGGGCGCGGGTGCCACTACTGACCGTGTCGATGCAGAGGTAAGTATTACCGTTGGTAAAGGCGGCGATGGCGGTCGCGACGTCCCATGGGTTAGCCCGAGAGCCGTCTCCCTGCGCGTTACCAATCGATCCAAAGTATAGGGTTGACATGAAATGGTCCTTACTGCGTCGCCACCGCGGTATTAGTGGAACAAGGTTTAGTTGTACAACACCCAGCCGATAACGTCGTTGATGGTACCGATAACGTAGAGCTCACCTGACTGATCGTGCGGTATGATAAAACCGCGACGATCGTCTGCCGCGACCAGGTGCTGTATGTCCTCGTCGTCGGAGCTGGCCCCGACGCGGGCGTCGGCCGTGTTCCCGGTGGCTGCAACCTTGCAGGCTCGCACCAGGCACCCCGTTATCCGCTTGTTGGTGATGGCCGCGTCCGGCACGAGTCGCTGCGCCACGTCAGTGGCCGCGATGGTGGTGGTTCCTGCCTTGATGATCCGCATCTGCTGCTCCTGCTCTCGTGTGTGTCTGTGTGCCCCTGGCCGGCGGCCTCAGGGGAGGTTGACGGGCGCGCGCCCGTCGAAGAAGACCCGGACGTCCTGGTAGTCCCGGACCGGCTTGGGCTCGGTGACCGGCGCGCTCGGTGCGAGCGTGATCGTCCTGGCCGTCGTCTCGGCGCCGCGGCGCGCCGTGACCGTGACAGTCAGCGGCTCCTGGCCGATGGTGCTGATCCACCCCTTGTGCGCGCCGTTAGTCAGGGCGACCGGGTGGGGCGAGCTGCGGGGGGTGGTCATGGTCACGGACTCGGCGTCGGTGACCAGCTCTAGCGCGACCGCGGTCCCCGGCTTGCCGGTCACGGTCACGTGTGTCGCGCCAGGCGCGAAGGCGGGGCTGGTGATTTCGAGCTTGACTGCCACGGGGGTCTCCTCCTGCTTGGGTGGGAAGTTGGCCGGCAGCGGTTCCATGTTGCCAGCGTGCGTCGCGTAGTTCCTGGACAGGAGGACGAAGTCGCTGAAGTCGACGACCCCGTCCTCGTTGAAGTCGCCCAGCTTGTGTCGCTGGCCGACCGGGGTGGCCGTGGTCGTGCGGCCGTAGTTCTGGCTCAGGACGGTGAAGTCGCTGAAGTCCACGTGGCCGTCGCCGTTGGCGTCGCCGGTGAGGCGCACCACGCGCGGCGGCGACTTGAGCACCCGCTGGGCCGGGGGCGGGACGAACAGGTAGTAGATCGCGGCGAACTGCTTGCTGTCCTTGATGGCCTGGACCGAGACCACGCAGTCGGCGGCCCCGGCCCACGGGTTGATGAGCACGACGTTGTCGGGCAGCAGGCTCGCGAACTTGACCCGGTCCGTGGTGTACGCGTGGCTGTAGGTGATGAGCGTCGCGCTCGGCGCGCTGAGCAGGGTCACGTACCACCCGCTGCGCGGGGTCACGTCGCGGCGGTGGATCGCGTCCACGAAGGCCGGGGTGCGCTCGGCGGACTGGACCGCCTTGGTGGTGGTTAGGCCCCACGCCATGCCCGCCTCGGTGCCGTTGCCCCAGTCGGCGGCGTGCATGCTCTCGACGGTGCGGCGCGCGAAGCCGTAGGTCTTCTCGATCAGCTCCACGCGGATGTCGTTGTCGTTCGGGTTGTTGAACTCGATGGAGACCTCGAGAGTCACCTTGATCCGGATGACGTATCCGCGGATGACGTACTTGACGACCACGGTCTTGTCGTCGATCTGCTCGAAGACGTCGTCGAAGAACATGGGGTCGATCTGGATGATGCCCAGGATGGCGGCGAGCAAGTAGCAGTCCAGCAGCTGGCCCTGGAGCACGGCGTCGCGGAGCAGCGCGCCCCACGTCATGATGCCCCAGCGGGTTCGCCCCATGTCCGACGGGTTCTTGAGGTCCACGTCCTTCGTGGGCAGCTCCGCCCCGGCGGTCGGCTCGAGCTCGACGCTGGCGATGGTGGTGCGCTTCTTGCCGCGCTTCTTCTGGTGCTGGTCGCGCTCCTGAGCGGGCCGCGGGTCCTTCGCCAGCGACGCGAGCATGAGGGCCCGGAGGGCCAGGGCGAACGGGTTCAGCTTCGGCTTCGGCATGGCGATCTCCTGGGTCTGCAAGGCGGTTCAACGGGTGTCGGCGGCCGGTCAGTCGCGCGTCATGGCTCGGGCTTCTGAGCGGGCGCGCCGCGCACCCACTTGATCAGGTCCTCGATCCACACCCAGACGTTCCCGAGCGGGAGGAGGTGGACGATGAAGCCGGACAGCTTCTGCAGCATGCCCAGCGGCTGGAAGCCCAGGAACACGGAGGCGAGCCCGGCGGCGGCCCAGCCGACCACGAGCCAGAACACGACGGCCTCGATCCAGCGTCCCCACCGGACGTACCACTTGCCGTCGAGCTTCGTGTACCGGTCCTCCCACGCGCGGGCGTGCGCCTGCTCAGCCTCGACGGCCTCGACGGCCTCCGCCTTGAGCTGGCCGTTTTCGACGAGCGTCTGGCTCATCTTGGCCTCGACGGCTCCCTGCTTCTCGGTGGCCTTGCCGTGGTTGAGCGACACGCCCTCGAGCAGGGCTATGGCGATGCGGTCGCCGGTGGCCTTGGCCCCGTCCAGCACCTGCTGGGTCAGGGCCTCCGCCGCGTCGATGTACGCCTTCGCGGACGCGCTGTCCGTCTGCGCCTGGTGGACCGGGGCGGTCACGAGCTTCTCACTGGGCCGGTACGTCGGCGGGGCCTTGGGCGCGCCGCCGCACCCGGTGAGGGCCGACAGGACCATGACCATGAGGGCGACTATGATGAGGTTGTAGCGCATGCTTGCTCCTTGCAGGGTGTCCGAGAGCCGGCCGCGGTTGGTGTCCCGGGGCCGGTTGCTTGGTGACCGTGCTGGGTCGGGCTCAGTCGAGGATGTGGGACGGCGCGGCGTCCAGGCTCTCGACCTTGCCGGACTTGACGATGTAGTGCGCCGAGACGAGCTGCGCGGACGCGCCGCCGGACTCGGTGACGACGACCTGCACGCAGTCGAAGTCGTTGTTGATGTCGAGGTCGGCGGGGTCGATGTCGATCAGGGCGACGTCGTTGGCGGTGAGGGGGAGGCTGTTGGCCACCACGGTGGTCCGCGTGAACGAGTCGGCCGCGATGGCCGAGGAGTTGACGACGGCCTTCGTGAAGGCGAGGGCCTTGGCCCCGGTGCCGGCGACGGCGGTGGCCTGCTGGAGGGTGACGTTGAACGTCCCCGCGCCGGCCCCGACCATGACCATGATGCCGAGCTTGTTGACGTTCTTGAGGCTGATCCACGCGCCGCTCGCGACGGCGGAGGCCGCCTTCGAGATGGGCATGATGGCCGCCACGGGGCGAGCCAGCTCGAGCAGGCTCATGTTGTTGTGTGCGCTCATCGCTGAGCTCCTTCTGTTCGGTTGCTGTTGTCCGGTTCAGTCGCACCCGGGTCTCGCAGAGCCGGCGAGCGGCGGGTGCCGCCGCTCGCCGGAGGGGAGGATCAGAAGCCGGTGTGGCTCCCAATAGCTTTGGTTATCCGGCGCGGGTCTCGATGACGACCGCGGTGCCGACGGTGTTGGTGCCCTTGTACGGCGTGAGGGCCTTGGGCCACCAGGGCATGCCGTTGCAGCGGTAGGTGACCTTGTAGACCATCTCGTCGTAGTCGAAGCGGAGGTGCATCGACATGGAGGTCTTGACGCCGCCCTTGGTCACGAAGCAGTAGGACCCCGGGTCCCACAGGATCGCGTCGCCGACGGTGCCTAGGGTCTCGCAGTGCTCGATGACCTTGACGGCCTTGCCCTTGAGGCGGCCGTCGGGGAGGTCGCGGAGCCCGCCGGGCGGCAGGTACATCGGGACGGTGGAGCCGCCGGTGCCGATGCTCAGGGCGAGCAGGTCCAGCTGGGGCTCGACGTCCTGGTTGATGTACCAGTTGGCCCCCGCGCGCGAGCGCAGGAAGAGGCGCGACCACATCTTGCTGATGTTGTTCGCGTTCAGGGTGGCCGCGGCCTGGGCGGCCTCCTGGGTGATCGTGATCAGCGAGGCGTGGTTCAGGATGCCGGTGGGCTTCCCGACGCCGTTGCCGCGGATGACCGAGTCCAGCGTGAGGAACTGGATCTCGTCGCTGATCCCGTCGATGAGGTACTTCTCGAGGCTGTTGCCGCCGTCGTCGAGCTGCTCCTGCGTGACGTAGGCGAGGGCCATCATCTTCTGCAGGGCGAGGCTCAGCCGGTCGAACTTCATCTTGCTGGCCGTGACCGTGTCGCCCTCGGCGACCCAGTACGCGCGGAGGCCGCCGGACCGGGAGCCGGTCGCGCGCGAGTCCTCGTTGATGCGCGGGAACACGATGCTGTTCCCGGACAGCGTGTAGGTGTCGAGCGCGCCCAGGATGTCGCTCGTCTCGAACACGCGCTTGAAGATGGTCTGCGAGAACGTCGGTGGGATCAGGATGCCGCCGTCCTCCAGGGTCTGCGTGTTCATCCCGGTCGGGTCCTTCGTCTGCGCCTGGTGCGCGACGAGCTTCGCCATCCGGTCGGACGTGCGGGGCGACTCCTTGTGGGAGTGCAGCGCGACGTCGCGGGCGTACTGGCCCATGTTCTCGTAGCCGAAGTCGTTCTCCGCGTTGGCGCGGTCCTTGACCTCGATGTTGACGCCCTTGAAGCCGGGGGCCTTGACCTGCTTCACCACCTCGGCGAGGGTCGCGTCGACGACCTCCTGCATGCGGGCGGTGACGGAGCGCATGACCCCGTCGACCAGGCCCTTGGTCGGGTCCTCGGTGACGGCCTCGAACGTGCCGTCGTCGACGAGGGTCTTGGCGTGCGTCTCGAGCATCTCGAGCTTCTCGCCGGCGGGCTTGCCCATGAACTCCTTCTTTAGGAGGTACCACTTCTTCGCGGGCGCGGGCGGCGTGGCCGTCCCGGCACCGCCTCCGCCGGCCGTCCCGCCGCCTGGCGTGTTCTGGTAGGCGAGGTCCATTGCGTCCAGGCCGAACGCGCCGACCAACGAGGTCGCGAGGATGGCCGCTGATGCGAGGAATCCGCGCATCGTCTTCTTCTTGTTCATCACTGTCTCCGTGTGTGAGGGTTTGCTGTGTTGTCACCACGTCGCCTGGCTCTCGTCTCCAGCCGCGCGCCCGTCGCGTTCTCTACCGCGCTTCGGCTCGCTGGCCTGACTCGTCGCCTGCGTTAGGGTCCTGTTCGTAAAACGCGCCGTGGCGCGCGTTTTCTGGCTCGCCTGAGCCTTAGGTCGTTCTTCCTGTCCGGGCTCCGCCACGCGCCCCGGTTCTCTCCTATCGGGGTCCTGGCGGTCAGAGCTGGCCGTGCCTCCGCGCCATGGCCTCCTTGACCAGGGCGGCGGGGCTGATGCCGCCCATCTGCTCCAGCACCTGCCGCTCGAGCGAGGCCTTGAGCTCGCTCAGCGTCGTGAACGCCGGCGCGTCGACCGGGGGCTGCAAGGCGGGTGTCGGCTGCGCGGTCGCCCCCTTGGCGCGCCCCTCGAGGGCGGCCCAATCGATCTGCTCCAGCGCGTCGGGCATGTGGACGCCGAGCTCCTCGAGCAGGCTGTCCGGGACGGCGATGCCCTTCTGGCGCATCTTGCCGACCTCGGTCACGACCGCGTCGGGGTTGCTCTGGACCGGCGCGACCGACCACTCGAGGACCAGGGCCTTCGACCAGATGCGCCGCACGTTGGCGAGCTCCGGCCGCTTCTTGATCTCCTCGGGCGTGGGGTACTTCACCTCGAGCGGCACGAAGCCGATCGACTTGCCGCAGATGATCCCCTCCTTGGTCATGTGCCACACGGCGTCGGGGAACCAGTCGCTGGCCCAGTCGTCGGGCCGCTTGCTGTAGATCGTCTTGCCGATCCAGCCGCTGACGTCGCGGTCCTTGATCTTCTGGCTGGCGCGCTTCCACCAGGCGGCGCGGCCGACGGGGAGGGCGCGGTACTCGTGGCCGAAGGGCACGATGGGGTTCTTCTTGAACTGCGACCAGTCGAGGCCCTTGGGGTCGACCAGCTCCATGTCGCGGTCGACGCTGTCGGTCGTGACGTAGGAGACGTCGCTGCGCTCGTCGTCGTTCATCTCGCCGGCCTTCTCGGTCGTGACGACCCGGACGAAGCCCGCGTCCTTGCACTCCTGCGGCAGGCCCTTGACCAGGGCGTCGACCTCGCGCGCTACGTCGTCGCGCATGGGGAAGCCGAACGGGCCCTGGGCCGGGCCGTAGGTCTTGGCGATCACTTCGGACAGCTTGAGCGGCATGCTCACTCCTGTTCTTCGTTCTTGCCGGGCTTCTCCCCGACGATCTCCCAGGTCTGGGAGCACTGGCAGTTCGGGTGTAGCGGGACGCTCGTCACGCTGGAGTAGGGCCCGTCGCCGCCGTCGTTCATGAGCTCGCCGCCCGGCTCCACGCCGTCGACGTTCTGGGCCGCGGCCTCCTCGCACAGGGGGCACGCGTCGGTGCTGAGCAGGACGCGCATCCGCAGCTTGAGGCCGGACTGCTCCGCCCAGAGCACCTCGCCCTGGTGGACGGCGCGCGACGACTCGGTCACGGCGATTCGCTTGGCGCGGTACTTCTCGGCGTTGTCGAACACCGCGTTGACCCGCTTGGTCAGCTCGGCCACGGTGTTCTCGGTCGACGCGGTCCCGTCGGCCAGGTCCTGCCTGAGTCGCGCCAGGGCGTCGTCCAGCTGCATCGAGGTCGCGCGGTTGGTCTCGTCGCAGAACTCCATGGTGGCGCGCTCGTACGCGCGGCGGGCCTGGGGGTTCGCGATGTTCCAGTCGTCGCCCTGGACGTTGAGCTTGCTGCGCAGTTGCTTAGCTCCTTGGTCGTAGTACATCGCGACGACCGGGTTGGCCTTGCGGCTCATCTCCTTGCGGTAGGACGTCAGGTCCGTCCAGCCGGCGCGCGGCAGTGGGCCCTTCTGTACGGCCCCGTCGGCCACGTCCTTCCGGACGCGCCTCAGGACCTCGGCCCTCTGCTGGCGAAAGGTCGATCGCAATATCTCAGCGATCCTCTCTCCTTTCGGCAGCGGGCCCGCTCCCTTTGGTGCCTTCTCCGCGTGCGAGCAGTCCTGCAGCTCGTCGCGCAGCGTGTGGCTGGTCATGGCCCGCTTCACCTGCGGGACCGTCAGGCCTAGGTCGACGAGCCTCTCGGCGGTCTCCTGGGGTCCGGCCTCCTTGGCCCAGTACGCGGTCAGCGCGTCGAAGGCTGCAAGGGCCTTCTCCTTGTCGTCTTTGCCGGGCGGCTTCTCTTTCTCGTCGTCCTCGTCGTCGTCCTTCGGCTCGGGGTCCGGCGTCCTCTCGGACTGCGTGTTCCCGCCGACGTCCGGCTGGGCGACCGTGAACGGCAGCCAGGGGCGGTCGCCCCAGTCCACCGGCGGGAGGCCCTCGTCGGCGCGCTCCTCGTTGATGACCGTCACGCCCGAGTCCAGGTCCGTCTTGCGGCGCAGGGCCTCGGCCTCGGCGTCCTTCGGCACGGGGTCGTCGAACCCGAAGAAGAGCCGCTCGTCGAAGTCCGACGCGTAGCCCAGGTTCAGGCGCGACGTGAAGCGCATGCAGCGCGGCTTGATCGCCATGCGCGCGTGCTGGTAGTGGCCGGCGTCCGCGTTGGCGCGGTTCACGTCGGCCGTCTTGATCAGGCTGACCGGGACGCCGTAGACGTTCGCGATCTCCTCCTTGGAGAGCGCGCTCATCTGGTACATCTCCAGGTCCTTGTTCGTCTGCACCAGGGCCTTGATGTCCAGGGCCGACTCCGCGACGATCACGCCGTTGTTGCCGCCCTTGCGGAACTTGCGAGACCACCGCTTCTCGAGGCGGTCCGCCTCGATCCGGCCGATGGACTCCTTGGGGCTGATCAGTGTCGCGGGCATGGCCTTGTTGTCCAGCGTCGCGTGGTTGTACGAGTCGCGCTTGTCCTCCAGCGAGGCGGCGTCCCAGCCGGCCTGGAGCGGCGAGCGTCCGTCGGTGTAGGGGGCGGTCAGGCTCGGGAACGCGAACATGACGACGTCGGCGACCTCGATGCGCGTCTTGCTCGCGCCCATGTTGTAGTACTCGACGAAGCCCAGGCGGTCCTTGACCGCGCTGATCTCCGTGGGCGGCACGAGCCAGATGCTCTCGACCACGCCGTCCGCGCCGCGCTGCTTGTACCAGTAGGCCCGGCCGATCACCTCGCAGTAGAGGTCCGTCAGCTCCAGCAGCATGAACAGGTCCATGTGCGGGTTGGGCCGCTCGAGCACCCGCAGGGCGGGGTGGTCGACGAGCTCCTCGACGGCCTCGGCCTGGGTGACCGCGCGGCTGTTCTTGTGCGTCTCGCGGAACCGCTTGAGCTCCGCCCCGGTCACGGACCGAGTGCGCCACCGCTTGGTGGTCTCCTGGCCGGGGGCGGTCAGCGCGTAGAGCCGGAGCCGCTGCGACGCGAACACGTGGGCGTTGAGGTTGGCGCACGTGTAGACGTCGGCCTTGTACTGCGTGAGCAGGTCGTCCTGGGACGGCGCGCGCTGCGTCTTCCACAGGTCCGTGCGCGGGGCGTCGCCCGCGCCGGCGGGGATGCCGCTCGGGGCCGCGCCCTTGCTGAGCCACTTGCTGATCCTGTCGATCACGCCCATCAGTCGTCGTCCTCGTCCAGGTCGCCCACGAAGATCGCGGGGTTGTTCACTGAGAGCCACGGCTCGTCTCGGTCCGAGAGCTGGTCAGCTCGCTCGAGCCTCACGCGGCCGGCGCGCACCAGCGGGTGCTCCATCAGGCGAGCCATCTCGGCGGCCTCTTCCGCGGCCTCGGCGGCCTCGGCGTCTCGGTCCCGCCGCATCGTCCCGCCGCCCACAGTAGGCAGCGGAACCGTCGGCGTTCCCTCTTGTTCAAGTTCCTCAGCGCGGCTCGCCATGTGAAGGTCCACCAGTCCATGTGCTGCAACCCGGTCAGTCCCGCGCGGCGATCTTCCTCTTGTCGACCCCGGTCACGAGGTAGCGCAGGGTGTCCATCGCGTGGTCGAACCCGGGGACGGGCTTGTCGCCCACGGTCTCGTCGTCCTTCTCTGGGTAGCGGTACTCCTCGGACTCCGCGAACACCGGGTTGCAGGTCTCGAGGATGTGCAGCTTGTTCTCGTAGACGCGCGTGTTGACGGCGTCGACGCCGAGGATGATCGAGTTCATGGCCTTGCGTGCGGCGTGCCCCGCGGTGCGCAGCTCGTTTATGTTGTCGGGTCTGCTCGGGTCGCAGTACCAGGTCACGTCGGCCGGGAGGGCCTCGGCGTGCTTCGCCAGCGGCGTCACGCGCTTGTAGCGGCAGTACCAGACCCACAGGTGGTCGTCCCAGTCCAGCGTCGCGGCCAGCGCGCAGAAGGGGTCCTGCCAGCCGAAGTCGATCGCGCCGTGGTTCACGCCCTCCAGGTTCTGCGGCCAGTCGGCCAGCTTCACCTTGCAGGTGTCGAGGTCCGGGTAGACCAGGCCGCTCATGCGGACCAGCAGTCCGTCGTACCTCTGGGCGAACCGCTGCGGGGACAGCGTGCGCTTAGCTCGGTCGTACTCCTCGCGCGGGTACGCGGGGTTCTTGATCGAGGACCACTGGCGGACGTAGTAGTCCTTGTCGCCGGCCTTCCACTTGTCCACGAAGCGGTACTTGAGCCAGTTGATCCCGTAGGGCGTCGTCGTGTAGAGCACCGGTGCCTGACGCGCGCCGGTCCGGCCCTCGATCGCGACGTGCGCGTCGTACTTGAACTGGCCGGGCTCGTCGCCCCACACGAAGTCGAACTGGCCGCCCTCGAGGCCGCCGGGGTTGTCGGCCGAGAGCACCCAGATGGTGCCCATCGACTCGACCCACGTGTGCTCCTCGGAGTCGGGGTCGTCGGGGTCGTGCTGGGCGTTGGGCTGCCAGTAGCCCGGGAGTATGTAGCGCAGGCGGCTCGGGACGTACTCGCCCTCGAGGTCCGTGCCCTTGAACATCGTGACCAGCGTCGGCGCGGTGGCGCGCTCCTTGATCTGGTGCGTCGGCGCGACGACCATCCCCATCACGGGCATGGTCCGCAGGTCCCGCTCGCCGCGGTCCACCGCGTCGAGCACCCTCTTGATCTGCTTCATCGTCCACAGCGGGCCGACCGCGGTCTTGCCGCCGCCTGTGCCGGCGAGCGCGAGGGTGAACCGCGCGCGGGACCGGATGACGTCGGCCTGGCCGTCGTGCAGCGGGTAGCACACGGCCCCGTCGACCTCTTCGCCCCAGCGCACCATGTCAGGCCTCCGCGCTCTCGACGAGCCTCAGGCCGAACCGCTTGGCCCAGCGTCCGCCGGCGCGCTTCGCGCCGTTCCAGCGGGTGTAGGGCTGGCTGTGCGCGGCGATCTCGCCGTTGGCCCCGACCAGCCGCCACCAGTACCTGTCGCCCACCCGGACCACCTCGATGTGCGGGTCACGCGCCATGCGGCTCCTCCGTCATTCGTGCGATCGCGGCCTCGTGCTCGGCGATCAGTGCCTCGTCCTCGCCGACGATCCTGCGCTGCAGCGAGAGCTGCTGCTCCAGGCCGGCGATCGTGTTGCGCCTGCGCTGCAGGTCGGCGTGCAGGTCCCCCAGCCGGTCACGGCGGGCGACGACCTGGGCGGCCACCTCCTCGGCCGTCGGCGGCGCGGGCTCGGGCGGCGGGGCCACGGTGCCTGCAAGGAGGTCCACCACGGTCGCGCCCTCTTCGGGCTGCGTCGCCGCGGCGTTCTCGTTGTTCTGCTTGCGCTTCGCCATCGTCGCCTCCTCAGGGTATGTTCTTGATCACGGTCAGCAGGGCCAGGGCCAGGGCCGCGCACCCGCCTATGATCGAGAGGGCCACCAGGAACCGCTGGCCGCCGTTCATCTTGCGCGTCATGATCTGCTCGAGCGCGTGCATCATCGTCGGTCTCCTGCGGGTCAGACGCCCATCTTGGTCTTGAGCCAGTCCCAGAAGAACGCGAAGCCGCCGGTCATGAGCGCGCCCACGACCCAGATGATGACGGCCATCTTGTTCTCGACGCGGTCGAGCCGCTTGTCGAGGCCGGGGTTGTCGGTCGAGCCGGTCCCGACGACCCGCGTGTGCAGGTCGCGGATCATCTCGCGCTCGCTCATGAACTCGTTGGTCTGCGGCTCCTCGCCGATGCCGGCGCGCTGGTTTCGGTTCCTGGCCATGTGGCTCGCTCCTGTGGTGAATCTCGGGGTCCACGCCGCCAGGTAGAGTCGATAGGCCCTCGCGGTCAGCTCGTAGTGCGCCAGGACTGCGGCGAGCAGGATCAGGCGGCCGGCGACGTGGAGGGCTTGACGTCGCCCACGCGGCGGAAGTCGGCGCGGACCATCACGGTCTCGATCATCATGCCGGCGTAGCTCACCTTCTCGAACACCTGGTACCCTCCCCCGTCGCGCAAAGGGAGGTGGGTGAACCCCGCCCCGCGCAGCATGTCCCGGGGGTCGACGGCGTCCATCGCCTTGGCGACGGCCTCGGCGTCGAGGTTCACCTTGATGTCGCCGATGGCCTCGCGGTCGTCCTCGTCGAGGTCGGTCACGTTGACCACCGGGTCGGCGATCGTGTCGGCGGGCGGGTCGCCCTGTTCGGCGGCGGACTGCGCCGCGGCGTCTGCAACCGGGTCAGCGGTCGTGCTGGCCGCGTCGGCCGAGGTCGTTGCGCCCGGTGCCTGGTCCGGTGTCGCGTCGGCGGCCGGTGCCTGGTCCTGCGCCTGCGGCTGCGCGGACAGCGCGTCCAGGGCCTCGTCGACCGGCTTCGTTGCTTGCTTGCGCTTGGCCATGTGTCGTCTCCGTCGGGGGTGGTGGTTCGTTCCTGTGGTCGCGCAGTGTGCTCGGCCCGTACGGGTCGTGCAGCGACCCCTGGGCCAGCTGGCCCAGGAGGACCACGAGCGGGCTCGCGGGCTCGTTGCCGCGCGGCACGCCGATGCCGCACGCAGGGAGCGCGGCTGAGGCGGCCGCGAGGAGGCCCATGAGTACGCGACGGACGAATGGTCCTTCGGCACGAATGCTGTCGCGCATGGGAGTCCCCTCGCGGTCGCCTCAGCTAGGCTCAGGCCCCGGAGCCGGCTGCGTAGAGCTTGTAGGTCGCTGCGAGCGCGCCGCTCTCGTTGGTGATCAGGAGCGTGCCGGTGTTGTCGCCGACGGTGGCGAAGCCCGCCGCGGTCGGGTTGAAGACGACCAGCGCGCCGCCGGGCGCGATGTACTGCTTGGTGGCGGCCGTGTTGTTGACCGCGTAGGCGTTCGTGTTGGTGAGGGAGATGACCGCGGCCGTCGCGCTCGTGTTGAGGATCACGAGCATCTTCAGCTTGGTCACGGCGAGGAGGTTGCCGTACGGGTCGGTGGCGACGCCGTCGTTGAGCTTGTGGGTGGCTGTGGCCGAGGCGGCGAGCGCGCCGCTGACCGCGATCCCCTGGTGGATCTGGTTCGCGCCGGTGCCGTCGGTGAGGGTGGAGGCGAGGCGGAACTCGCAGATGGCGGAGATGGCCGCGATCAGGCCCTGCTCCCCGCTGGGCTGGAGGTTGCCGGAGATGGTGAGTGCGCCTGCGAGCGTGGCTGACATGTGGTCCCCTTCCGTGGGTGCGTGTGTCGGTCCGTCAGGTCTTCAACAGCGGGCGCGGGATGCGGAGGCCGGTCCGTGGCCTCCGCTCCGCTTGGGCCCGTCTGCGTGGTGGGTCCTAGCGGGGCAGGTCGGCGCGGTCGCCGATCGCCTTGGGGTGCAGATCCTCGCGCTTGAGTCGCTTCACGACGACGCACGCGGCCGAGCCGCCGAGTCGTCGCCCGTCGACCATGCGGTCGGTGCCGTGCGCGAGTGCCGCGCTGGCGGAGGCTGCAAGGATGTTGCTGACCGCGACGGCCTTCCGGCCGGCGATCGGTGCGTACGTCTGTCGCGAGGGTCCGGTCACGTCTGGTCTCCTGTCGGCGGCGCGCCGGCCTCCTGACCGTCGGCTCGCTTGTCTGCGCCCTCGTCCCCCATGATGATGCGCACCGCGACGCGGCCCTGTTGGCTGCGGTCGTCGGTCACGCTGACCTCCTTCGGCGTGTTCGGGTACACGTGGTCCTGGAGGAACTTCAGCGCGTTCTTGTCGCCGCTCATGATCTGGTTGACCATGGCCTCGGCGATCTTGGCCTTGACCTGCGGGTCCGTGAGGATCGCGTCGAGGAGGTTGACCACCTGCTTGCGCCCGCTGACCTGGCCCTTCTGCCGTCCCGGCCCGCCCGGGTTGCCGGCGACGAAGTGCTTGCTGCCCGGCGGCCGCAGTGCCTTGGCCTGCGGGTTGTCGCTCGGTGTTCGCTTGTTCGGCATGCGCGCTCCGTCGCTCGTCGGAGGCGAGTCACACGCAGATTGTTGATCTCGCCTCGGGCTCCTACATGATGCTGGCGGCTCGGTCCTGAACGAGACCGACCCTCGCAGCGGGACTTGCGTCGGGCGTGCGAGGGTCGAGTCATGGCCAAGGCCACAGGGCATGTGGCGGGTTGCGTTCCGTGCGTTGCCGCAGCGCGTCCGGTCCTGGAGCGCTTCGTCTGCGCCCATTATATCGTAAAAGGGTCGTCTTGTAAACGGCTCACCGGAAATTTTTTCTGGGCGATCCGGGCGTGGGACGGCTTGCGCTTCTTCCCCAGCACCTGCGGCAGGTGGAGCCGGACGCACGAGACGCAGACCGCCGTCTCCCCCTGGACGAACACGAGCCGCGCCGTCCGCACGCCGATGAGCGACGCGAGCGGCAGCATGACCCACTGGCGCGACGCGAGCTTCTGCAGCGTGCAGAGCGGGCAACGCCGGTCCGGCACGATCGCGTCGAGCGCGGCCGCCCGCCTGTCCCTGGCCTGCTGCGCGAGGTGACGCCTACGCGCGGCCGGGTCCTTCCACTCCGTCTGCGCGGGCTTCTTCGCCTCAATACGCTTGATCGCGTCGAGCGTCTGCTTCGCCGCCTTGAACCCCAGCGGGTCGGCTGCAAGTTTGTCCCTAGCGTCGCTCACGTGCTTGCTCCTTTCGTTGCCGTGTCCTGGCTCAGTTCCACACTACGTACGAGTTTCGCCCCGGCCGAGCCCGCGCTCAACCAGGAGAATCTCGCTTCGCTCTCTTATAGACTGAGATCTATATATAAGGGAAATCAATACTTCCGGATTTTGTGGATTGTGTGTTGTATGCCTATGAAAAGGCGTGCTTTGCAGCGTTTGAGCCGCGAGCAGCGAATGTTGAAGAAGGGGGGAGGGCCCGGGCGGGGCGATTCTTGTACGTAGTGTGGAACTGCCTTGCAGACCGCGTCCCTGGGAAAGCGCACGCGGGTCAGCGGGTCGGTTCGTGCCGGTCGCAGCCGCGGAGGCACCTGGGCGTCGCGCTGTTCCCGATCCTCACCGCCGGGGCCTGGCACCGCCCGCAGGTCAGCGTCGGTATGGGCTCCGTGCCGCGCGCCAGGATCACCTCCACGAAGACCTCGTTCCACGCGAGCTGGAGGGTGTCCAGCAGCCAGGCCCCGTCCTCGCGGCGACCGCTGCAGCAGCGGACGAGGTCCAACGTGGCGAGGATCATCCACCGCCCTCCCGGGAGCACGCCCTCCACGCGGAGGGTCATGTCGTCCTGGAAGTAGCGGGCCACGAGCGCGGGGAACTCGCGCTGCACCGCGCGCTTGATGTTGACCTCCTGCTGCGTCGTCAGCGGGTTCGAGCCGCGCTTCGCCTCGACGAAGCCGCGGAACCTGCGGTGCAGGACGAGCCGGTCCGGCCAGCCCGAGCCCTGCATCATGTGCCCCACGATCGGCACCACGACGGCCCCGGCCGCCTCGCACGTCCGCATCACGTCGGCCGTGATCTCGCTCTCCGTTCGGTTCCTGTTAGGTACGTTGGCCACGCTGGCCTCCCTTCGTAAGTGAGAACTGTGCTCCGGACGCCCCTAGAGGGCTCCCCGGAGGCGATCCAGGACCTCCCGGGCCTCCCGGCTGACCTTTCGCCTGCCCAGGACCACGACGCGCCCCGTGGTGGTCCCGGACGCGTCGTACCGGGTGGCCGGGTCGTACCACTCGCCGCGGTCCCAGACGGTCCAGTGTCCGACCTCCTCGTCGGGCCACCGGTGCATGACCACCGAGAGCTCGCCGTCGTCGGGCCCGCCGCGCCGCCACTCCGCCTCGAGGCCGAGCGCGTCCAGCGCGCCGACCAGGTCCGCGGCGTGCGTCTCCTCCCGGGTGCCCATCACGCGGCAGACCTCCGCCAGGGCCGCGCCGGCGACCGTCGCCACGCAGCACTGGCCGCAGAGCCGCGACCCGCGCGGCTGCTCCACGCGCGGCCCGCACCTCAGTCGCTCAGCCATCGTCGACCTCCTCGAACGGGTGGTTCTCGCCGCCGGACTTGTACCCGACGAACTCGAGCCCGCAGTACGGGCAGAACTTGGCCGGCGCGCACTCCACGCCGTTCTGCGACGGGAGCAGCCACACGCCGCCGCAGCGGTCGCAGTCGACGCCGGCCACCGCCTTGTATTCGACGCCATTGATTGTGAAGTTGAGCGGCACCAGGCTCAGCACGGCTCACTCCCCTTCCACGTGCTCTTGTTCAGCACGCCCTTGAGGGCCTCGAGCTGCGCGGCCGTGCACTCCTCCGGCGGCTTGTCCTCGCGCCAGCGCAGGAACCGCGGGTGCTGCAGCCGACCGCGCGAGCCGACGCACTGGAACTCGACCTCGCAGACCCGGCCCAGGTCCCAGTCGCCCATGCGCCGCCTCTCAGCGTCGTCCATGCCGCTTACCTCCGCGACCTCGTACAGCGAGTCCAGGGCCGGCGTCCCGTCGTGTAGGCTGACCTTGAGCGCGCCGACCACGCCGCTGAACTTCCCGTTGCCTGGGACCAGGCCCGTCACGACGCAGTCCACCGTCAGTTCCGGCTTGTACTTCCACCAGCCGACGTAGTTGCGCCGCTTCAGCACGAAGCCCTCGAGCGCGGGGCGGTAGAGGTTCTGGTCGTGGTCCACCTCCGCGTTGAGCTTCCGCAGCTCCTCCAGCAGCCACGCGCGCGTCGGCGAGGCGGAGGCCCCGGGCGCGGCGGACGGGCCCATGAGCTCCCAGTACTCGGCGAACTCTAGGCCGTAGTTCCTGCACCGCATCCTGGCCACCTGCAGCGTCGCGTCCCGGATGTCCAGGCCAGCGGCGAACGGCACCGCGAACGCCGTCGCCCTGAGCCTCTGGTCCCCGGCCTTGATCAGGGTCGGCACGCTCGTCGCCGGCACGCCCGGGGCCCAGAGCTCCAGCTCCACGGCGGTCAGCGGCGGCAGCTGCAGCAGCGCGTCCCACCAGGGCCACCGCCCGGCCTCGAGCCGCGCCGTGTAGTCCTGGGTCCGCGTGTAGGTCCCGAGCAGGTCGTCGCCGTCGACCACGGCCCTCACGCGCCACCCGTCCAGCTTGGCGTGGAGGTACCGCGGCTCGCCCGCGCCGTCCGCCCAGTCCCTGGCCCGCAGCGGCTCGTAGGTCGGCGGGTGGTGCAGCTGACGCGCGACCTCGTCCCGCGTCAGCCCATCGAAGTCCGTCAGCTCGTCACTCATCGCCGGCCTCCTGTGTCTTGCCTTCCGCGTCCTCTGTCTCCGGGTCCCGGTCGCTCCGGTCCCCGCGCAGCCTGTTGATCCTGGCGCACTCGAGGCACGGCTCGACCTCCCGCGGGTGCCGCGCGCAGTGCGGGAACGGCCTGGTGGCGGTGACCACCGAGACCACGCCGCCGAGCTCGCCCTGCAGGATCAGGTCGAGGTTGTCGACCACCAGCTCGTAGTCGCCGCGTCCGCGGAGCTGCAAGCGGTCCTCCCACGTGACCACCTGCCCGGACGGCAGTCGGAACACGTCGAGCACCCTGCGCCGCTCGTCGACCGAGTGCACCACCAGGACCCGGGCGGGGTTGCCCCGGACCAGGTCCACCAGCATGCGGGTCTTGCCCTGCCCGCGCAGGGTCGTGATCAGCTTAAACGCCACGGTGTCCTCCACGCCGACGGAGGTCGGCCACTAGCTCGGTGTCCGCGCGGATGCGCTCGCTCCTCTCGGCCAGGCGGCGGTACTGACGCCAGTAGTGCTCGGCCTGCTCGACGTTCGACGACTCGTTCCACCAGCGGTTGAGGCCGCTCGGGTGCGGGGTCGCGTTGAAGATGAACTGGTACGCCTTGTTGTGGAGGTGGTCGAACCACCTCGTGGTCGGGAAGCCGAACGCCACGGCGACCTCGAGGCCGACGCCCACGACCAGGCGGTGGCGGAGCAGCGGCTTCATGCGGAGGGCGTTCTCGTTGAGCTCCTCGCGCGCGGCCCCGGGCAGGTCGTCCGCCGGGCACCAGTCGATGAGGTTGGTGGTCTGGAACAGCTCGAAGAAGCGAGCCTCGTAGTCGGCGTGGTCCTCGTCCAGCCCGCACGCCTTGGCGAGCCGGCGGGCGCAGAGGCCCTGCAGCGCGGGCCGCGCGGGGTCGAAGTCGCGGTTCGGGTGCGGGCCGACCACGAGCGGCGGCCGCCACAGCATGAGGTCGACGTCCATCGGCCTGAGCCGCGGGTCGCCGGCGTACTGGTCCTTGTCGTTGGGCATGTCGTGTGTCCTTTCGTGGGGGTGTCCTACCGTCCCGCCCGGGCGGCGATCGCCGCGAGTGCGAACAGGGCGGTCATGAGCGCGAAGGTCAGGTAGGCCGAGGCCTCCGTGACGCGGTCCGCGATCGGTGTGTACTGCCATCTGCGCCTGTGCATGCGTGGTCCTCGAAAAGACCGCCGCGGCTGGGAGCCAGTGCCCAGGCCGCGGCGGGGAGGGGAGAGAGGTCGTCACTCGCTGCAGGCGCGCCGCTTGGGGCACGAGGTATTTCCCTTGCAGCCGTTGGGGTCGTAACAGAACGCCGGAGCGCGGTCAGCCGGTCCGGCCACGACGGGCAAGGCCGCGTAGGGTAGCGGCTTCGCCACCAGGCCGACGACGTCGACGCCGGGCGCGTCTCCCGCCCCCTGGTCCGCCCTCGCTGGGACGGTCGCCGCGTAGGCCTGCTTCGCGGAAGCTGCTGTCTTGCAGCCCATCACGCAGCCGGCGACGCCCGGGCACAGCGTGTCCTCCACCCACCAAATCTCCGTGTAGCACGTGATGGCGTTGTCGTCGACGACCTTGACGGCCTCGAAGCCCGGCGGCGTCGCCGGCATCGGGGCGGAGTCCGGGCACTCGCCCTTAGCGAGGAGGCTCATCCTCCGCCGCGCGGCGGTCAGGTACGCGTCGATGGCCTTGGACGAGGACCCGGTGTAGAGCCACCGGTCCCGCACCGACTGCAGGGCCAGGGCCAGGTCCGTGCAGAGGCCCATCAGGTGCATCTGCACCTCGTCCGGTTCGATACGCTTGGGCATGGTAGTCTCCTTTCGTGGTGGGCGCGCCCCGGGTCTCCGTGGTGGAGTCCCTGGTCTAGGGCCCGCCCGTTTGGTCAGTCCGTGGTCTCTGTCCCCCCGGTGGGCTCCTGCGGCGCGTCCTGCGCCGTCGTGGCCTCGCTCTCGGCCTTGGCCTTGGCGAGCTGCGCGGCGAGCTGCGCCGACTTGGTCGCGAGGTCGGCGAGCCGGCCGATCTCGTTGCGGTTGACCCACTCGGCCATCTTGCGCCGGCGGTCCGCGACGCCCTTGACGAGCTCGGGGAGCTGCGCCTTCGCGCGGTCGTGCTCGGCCTGCGCCTTGGCCTTAGCGGCCTCGGCGGCGGCGATCAGGTCGTCCTGCACCTTGAGCTTGTGGGCGAGGGTCGCGTCGTCGGCGAGCCACTTCGCCATGGAGTACTGCGCCTCGGCGATCTTGACGTCCTCGCGCAGGTCCTGCAACCGGGTTATCAGACGTGTGGGCTGGAACATGTGTGCATCTTCCCTTCTGCGTATGTTCGGTACTTTCGGTTCCTTCGGGCCTTCCCCTCGCGCCCTGCGTGACACGTGTCGCCGGGCGCGGGAGGAGGGCCCGAGCCGCAGTGCGCGGCCCGGGTCTCCGTGGGGAAGATGCTTAGGCGGTCGGGGTCGCGCCGGCGGCGTTGGCCTTGGCCTGCGCGGCGGCGACGATCGCGGCGACGTCCACGCCCTTGCCGCCGAGGGTCTTCTGCAGCTCGGCCATCGAGGCGGCCATGCGCTGGAGGCGGGCGGCGGCCTTCTTGGTCTCCTTGTCGGCGGGCATCGCGCGCTCGGTGTCGGCCTTGGCCTTGAACTGCGCGGCCTTGTGGCTCATGAGCGCGGACTGGTAGTCGAGGAACGCGGCCTTCGTCGCGAACTGCTTCGACTTGAGGCTGGAGTTCTTCTCGAAGTCGTAGTCGGTCGGCAGCGAGTCGAGCAGCTTGAAGCCCTTGCCGTCGGGGTTCTTGACCTGCGTCGCCGGGTGCGCGGTCTTGCCCGGACGCTTGGCGATCTCCTTGACGGCCCCGCCGGTGGAGGTGGAGGTGGAGGTGGAGGTCGATGTGCGTGCCTTGGCCATGATAGTGCTCCTTTCAAGAGCGGAAGTTCCTGAGCCCATGAACTGTGGTCTCGTCAGCAGCCGCATGACGGCTGGACGCGGCGCGAGCCGCGTTTCGACCTTACTTAGACTTGGACCAGTTGGTCAGCGCGGCGAGCACGCGCTGCTGAGCGGCGTGCTCCGCGGCCCCGAGGAGGTTGTCGATCCCGTCGGTGCTGTTGTGGCGGTAGGTCTCGCTGGTGAGGAGACTGCGGGTCGTGTCGACGATGGTCTCAGCGACGTAGTCGTTCATCGCGCCCTCACTGTACTCCTTGACGTGGACTAGCATCCGGGCGGCGTAGCGGGCCATGTAGGCCTTGACCATGGTCTCGTGGTTGACGTCCTTGAGGATGCTCACGAGGTCGTACTGTTGCAGCTCCGCGGCGAGGGTGGTCTTCTTGGCGTTGGCCGTGGCGACCATGCCCTCGAGCATCGTGATCAGCAGGCCGCGCTTCGACATCTCGTAGCCGACGGCGTTCTTCGAGGTGGTGGTCTTCGTGGTCATGGTCAGGTCCTTTCGTTCGGTACTTTCGTTCGTCGATCAGCGTTTGATCAACATGGATGAATCATGCACCGGGTCCGCGGGCTTGTACACGGCCTTCTCAGAGTTTTGTCGGAGATTCTTTCGCGAGCGGCCGTAAGCCCCTGGTTCGCAAGGGCTTACGTCGCGGAAGAATTTTCGAGATCGCGCGCTGGCGCGCTAGTTCTGAGGCCCCTTGGACCACTGCCGCGCGCTCGGCTGGCGCATCTTCGGCGGGGGCGGCTTCTTGAGGACGCACCAGCCGCCGCTCGCGGGAACGACGTTCTCGCCCTCCGGCTTGGGCGGCTTTAGGTCCTTGCCCGCCTTGAGCGCGACGCCGTCGCTGATGCGCACGGCCTCGACGAGTCCGGCGACCACCGCGGTGAGTGCGCGCGCGTACATGCGCAGGGATGTGCCTGGGTCTATGTGATTGGCCTGGGCCGTGAGGGCGATCGACTCGCTGGTCATGGACGCCAGGCGGGCGGCGACGCTGGCGACCTTGTCCCGCTCGCGCGGGTTCAGCCCCATCTGGTCGATCGCCTCGAGGGCCTTGGCCCAGCAGAGGCGGTCCAGCCGGTCGGCGTCGCCCATCGGGTCGTCCCCCGCTCCCTCCTTGCCGTGCTTCCCCGTCTTCTTCGCCACGTGTGGTCTCCTTTCGTCGTGTGCTTTCGTTCTCGTGTCTCACTGGCTCCGCTTGCGACGCCGCTCGCGGACCCTCTCCTTCGCCTCCTCGGCCGCCGTCTCCCTGGCCGCCGCGATCAGCACGGACGCCAGGGAGAAGCGGTGGCGCGCGTGCTTCCTCCGCTGCCGGAACTCTATGAGGGCCTCCTGTCCCGGCAGAGCCGGCAGCAGCGACAGCACGTACTCGCGCCCGTCGATCTTGACGAGCCGCCGGACCGGGACCTCGAGGTCGGTGTACCTGATCCCGCCGGTCGGCTTGTTGTGTCCCCACGCGGGGTCCACCTCCGGGCTCACGCGTCGGCGAGCTCGGTCCTCCCTTCTCTCCGCCCTCTCCGCGGGGAAGGCTCCGCACCCGAGGCACCTGCCGCACCGGTCGCAGTAGAGCCCCTTCTTGCAGCTTGGGCAGGCTGCGAGCGTCCCGCGCTCCTCGTCGAGGAGTCCCGGCTCCGCTGCGCACACTGGGCAGG